CCTTCCTCTTCAACGACACCGCCACGGGCGACTGGTACATCGTCGACACGGGCAAGAGCACCACAAAGGTGCAGACATCAATCACCACCTCAGAGATTAACGCTTTATTCTGATTATGCAAAAGTTTCTAAACTACGAAGGGCTTCAGTCGCTCGCTGGAAAGATACAGGACAGCTACCTGCAAAAGAGCAACGGCGTGTTTCTACTACAGCACGACACTGCCACCCACTTTGAGCGCTTTGTTGTTCCCGAGTACTGGGCCGCTAACGCCCACCTCGGCGCCTGCTGTGGCGTGGTTGTGCAAGTGGCAGGAAAAATCTATGTGCTCGCCCCTATCCAGGTCTCGCTTCCTTGGGCTACATCATCGCAGCTGGTGGGCGCGGCCGTGAGCAAATACTTCGACGCAATGCTCGACCTCGATGGCAAGGCTAAGACGGCCGCCATCGTTGACCGTTACGGCACGGGCACGGGCTATGCGGCAGGCTACTGCAACGCCTATGGGAACGCCTCCATCGAGGCAGGCAAGTGGTGGCTGGGCAGCGCTGGAGAGTGGATTGAGATAGGCGCGATGCGTGCTGGCGTGCTTAGGGCTTACGAGATGTTGGGCGTGGCCTTTGGAGGCTCGCAAAACAGCTCCACGGAATACAACAGGTCAAACTTCTGGTATGCGCAGGCCATGCTCGACTGGTGCCAACAGATTTCGCAATGGCGCCCAAAAACCACAGCAGGACCTACAACCCCAATAACAAGATTAAGATGACTAAAATCGACATCAACAACGACGGTCACATCGGGTGGAATGAACTCGACTTCCGCGACAAGGTGGCCTACGTTATGGCCGTGGTGCTCATCACCAGCGGCATCGCAATGGCTTTCCTCTGCTTTTTCCTCACAGGCAACTACCAAGTTACCGACGGGGTGCTGTTCTATTGCTCGGAGGTTTTCGTAACTGGAGGCGCCCTGCTCGGCATCGCAATCTACGTAAAGGGAAAGCTCGGCGAGATTAGCAACTATGTTGCACAAAGATTAAACGACAACAAAACAGAACAATGACAATGTACACAATGAAACATTTCACCATGCGCGAGCTCGTAAAGAGTCCTACTGCGCAACGTTTAGGAATTGACAACGAGCCCACCGAGGCCGTAAAGGCCAACCTCACCGCACTTGTCGAGCACATTCTCGACCCCTTGCGCGAGGCTTGGGGCGCACCGATTGTGGTTACAAGCGGCTACCGCTCGCCAGCCCTCAACAAGGCAGTGCACGGGGCTGCATCGAGCCAGCACGTAATCGGCCAGGCAGCCGACATCCACACCGTGAGCGACAAGCCCGAGGACAACCGCAAGCTCCTGGACCTAATCATAGAGCTCGGCCTGCCCTACGACCAAGTAATTAACGAGTATCCCGACCACAAAGGCGGGCCCGACTGGATCCACGTGTCCTACGGGCCACGAAACCGCCGCAACCGCCTCACCTGCGTGCGCGGGAAGTACAAACCAGGACTTAATCCTTAGTGTAATGAAAGAGTACAACAAGAGGAAGCATGAAAGGCGTGCAGGCGTCACCGCCCTCGTCATCGCAGCAGTTGCAACGCTGCTGCTCATGTGCTCGTGCAAGACGACCAGGGTGCTGGAGCAGGTGCCGGCATACGTGCACGACACAACGACCGTATACCGCTACCAGGTGCGCCACGACACCCTGCACAGCTACACGCGCGACAGCGTGTACATGTACGTCAAAGGCGACACGGTGTATCACAATGCCGTGCGGATCGTCGACAACTCGCGCGTGGTGTACCGTTGTGACACCGTGCACAGCAACAAAGTTGTAGAGCGACCTGTGACAATCACCAAGACAGAGATTAAGGAGGTCGAGAAGCAGCTCACACGGTGGCAGCGCTTGAAGATGAACCTCGGCGGCTGGCTGCTTGCTGCTGTGGCACTGCTGCTCATAGGTGGTGGCGTGTACGGGATTTTGAAGGTCAAGAAGATTATCAGGTAGTTTTTTCATAATAGTTGTTTTAAGTTTATTAGATGAAGCGCTGCTTGCCCGTGAGGGGTGGTCAGCGTTTTTTTTCTTTGCATCACGGATGAATTGCCAATAAACGTTAAAAAGTAAATTTTCGCCAAAAAAATGTACCAAAATATTTGTACATTTAAAAATAAAGGGCTATATTTGCAATGTAAGATTTAAGTTTAATAACAACTAAAAACAACAGTTATGAAAGCAATTTCTAAAAGCTACGGAAATTTCGAGGTGCGTTTTAGCACTCCTTCAATGTTCAACCTTGAGAGGCTGTCAACATATGACAGCTTCGAGAACTCAGGCCTCGTTAATGCCGAAATCAATTTTAAAGGGGTATGGTACCCAGTAACCCTCGAGTACAAGATGCTTAAGGATTGTCGCATTCCAGTGGCAGTCCTTAGCAAGAAGGCCGCAGATGCCTTTGGGGTCGAATACGACTTTAACAGAGAGCCCGCTATCATGCTCGACAAGGACTACGATAAGGATTACAAATCGTTCATCGAAGGGCAGGTTGAAGCTGCCCGGGCAAAGGCCAACACCTGCGACTTTTCTCAGGTGCACATCGCGACCTACTGTGACATCGTATCAATCTACGGCTGGGACGCCGACGAGGATAACAACCTGGCATTTTTCAACGACCAAGCCCGCGAGATACTGGACACCTTCACAGCCGCCTACAAGGTCGATTGTCACAAGGTGTCGACGTTTTTTTGGGATAAAAACGCTTACAACTTTGACGACAAATATTTTATCGTCACAAAGCATGACCTGGCAACGCTCAAGGAGATGGCAGCGCCCGAGTTTAAGCGCCAACAGCAAGCTAAAGAGCGCCGCGAAAATATAGCCAACGGTGCTATCTACTTCCATTGCGAGAGCCAGCCGCACGATGTAGACTTGACCGGCATGGTGCTGACGCGCCCCTGCCCCCAAAGCGGCACTTTCACACTGACGCACCAAATTGACAAGGCCGACTTCGAGAGGATCAAGAAATACGGGCGCTACTATGATGCCGAGTTCCTTGAGGACTGCGACATGTTCTACTCAGCTCCCGGATGGCGCTTTGGCGCCCAGGCCGTCGAAGAGCTTGCAAAAGACCACCGCGTGTTTGTCGACAACAAGGAGGTCAAGTGATTTAACGACTAACAACAACTACTAACAACAAAAAATTAAAAATACAGCCCTAACGCATCACGGTTAAGCGGTTTTTTATGACAGCAAAACAAATCATTGAGAGCAATCAAATCTTGACCCTCGATAAGGCTCAAAGCCTCATCGGTAAAACTATCCTGGTAACCAACCCCGAGGACAGGGCTAACGAGCCCCTGGTGCGAGAGGTAGTGGTGAACCTTGTCACCGCCTACGACCACTACACTAAAGTCGTCATGCCACGACTCTACGGCGACGACAAGGAGGGCGCTAAGGGCTACTACAACAACGTTATCAAGCCCAGGGAGCAAGAGCTGCGAGACACCTTCGTGCTCTACGACAGCAAGGGCAATGTAACTGCACATTGCTACAAAAAAAATACATGGTTCGACGTGCCGACATTCACCGGCAGCGACGAGAACCGTCCAATATATTTTGTTGAGAAATAGAAATGAAGATTAACGAAACAATCAAGTCGCTGCGCCTTGAGCGCGGCATGAGCATACGTCAGCTGGCTGATGCCACTGGCGTGTCGAAAACAACGATAGTCAACATCGAGCAGGGGTACAACTCTGCCAGCATCGAGCTTGTACAGCGCCTGCTCGACCATCTCGGATATGAATTAAGCATCACGACGAAAAGGGAGCGTCCTGCACAATAAAAAACCGCACTACTTTCACAAGCAGGGCGGCCGATGGAAAATATATCCATTTTTATAGTTATGTATATTGTTAATGCTAAAGTAGTCGTTTGTCATTTCATTTCCAAATTAGTTCACGTATTTTAACGTTTTATCGATACTATCTGTATCACATTAACTACACAGCCCCCACTCGCGATGAGCAGGGGGTTGTCTTGTGAAGGCAACCACGAAAAAAAATGATTTTCCTTGAAAAATTCTTGTGCGCAAATTTGCGTACAAGGAAAATTTTACTTACATTTGCAATATACAAATAACACAACAAATTAAACTATGTATTTATTAGCAATTGACACCTACACAACGGAATGTAACGCATGGTTCTGCGTGCGCGACAGACGAGTGAGAACTGCAACACAGGGCTCATCTTGCGAGCTCAATAAAGAGTTCGAAGAAGGGCCTGTACTGTTTCAAGGAACATTTGACGCTTGCTATGCCTTTGCAGCAGGTTTCGGTGTACCTCTCTACAAGTACGACGTGCGAGAGTACACCGCTATAACAAAAGCCGCCAGGGAGCGCCTGAGCGAAATCAACGGCAAGCAATGATGACCAAATGTGTATCGGTGAGGCTCGACAGCCTTGTAAGCATCAGCGACAAGGCCTATAAGGCTATCGACTTTGCCGGCAACGAGGCGATAATCCCGAAAAGCCAAGTGCTGGCACGCGACTATGAGGTGGTCAAGAGTGACGCTTGGTGGATCAGCGCATGGATAATGCAGCAGAAGAACCTGCAATGGTCGTCAAAGAAGACGGCCTGGTTCGACGAGAAGGGCAACATGCAGAGGGTTGTTATCCGGCATTACAAGCCCGAAAAGAAATCACCTGTAACTAACAATATCATTAATCAATTAAAGAAATGAAAGTAAGAATTTACAGTCACAACGGCAAGACCGAGTACATCGAGTTTGACCTCGGCGAGTACACAATGGAGAACCTTGACAAGGTGAAGTCTGATTACTTCACCGCCTGCGGAAAGAATTGCTACCTCAAGGTGGGGTTTTTCCCCGAAAATGAGAAGGAAGAGCGCATGATTGCCTACTTTGCATGGCAGAGGCAAAGAAGCTATATTACGCACTATTACGCAGTGCCAGCGCGTTACGCCATGCAGGGCAACAGAATACTGCCCCGTGTTAGCGACGAGACGCTCAAAGAGCTCGATGAGTTCTTGACAAGCGACCGCAAAGAATATGAGCGATGGATGTCTGCCAACTAAGAGATAATGAAATCCTTGCCACCGCTCAGCGCGTCAAGTACCGCCGCGTGGAATACAATGAGGGCTACGTGACGATTGAGCAGAACCGCACACGGAGAAGGGTGCCGGATGGCTATCATTTCGAGGACAACGGAGTGGAGATTTACGTGAGCACATTCTACTCCCACATCTTCCAGCATCAGGCTAAGATTAGGCGGTTCATTGTCAACAAGGTTACAAAGGAGTGGCGAGACTTCATCGCTGTGTCGATCGAGCATCATATACCCGAAAGAATTGAACCTAAGCAGAACAACATAATAATCGATTTAAAGAAAAAACATCATGGGACTTGACAAAAACAACACAAACCAGTTTTACCTGCTTGGCAGGTTTTGGGCCGTCATCGAGATGTGCAACGAGGCACGTTTCAGCCCGACGCAGCTTGATCAATTATTCCTCGACCCCACAAGCGTGTGGAGGTTCGACCTTAACAAGCAGCGCAACACCGACCTCCGGCAGGAAATCCTCGCGCTGGCACCTGCCGACGGGTGGCCACAGCGCCAGCTTACGCCCAGTGAGGCCAGCAAAGTGTGGGTGGGTTACTACCACCAAAAGGCATATATGGAACCTAAACTCGAAGAGATATGAGATACGCGTCGATAATGCTTTTTGACTTAAAGCTCATTTCTCCTCGTTGCTATACGGCGAAGCTTATAGACGGGAGAAAAATACGCATACCGGTATCACAGCTTGCAGGCATTGACAAAGATTACAAGTTCGGATCGTACTATTGGGTTGCGTCGTGGCTTGTGAGAAAGGAAGGGATTCAGCCGAGAAAGCAGTGCGTTTTCGACGATTCAATGAAGCATCGCAAGGCACAGACCATCACGCAGGTGATAAAGCCCTTCCCGGTAGCGCCTGTTGAGAGCAACGTAATTAATTCATTAAAACGCTAAATCATGGAAGATTTGCAGTATCAAGCAGATGCAAAGCGGTACCTCAACGATTGGAAAGTAGGTGCTTTGTTCATGGATGCCGGCACGGGCAAGACGAAGGTGGCGGTTGACATTGTCAACAACTCCCCGTGCGACTTTGTGCTGTGGGTGGGTCCGTTGCAGACGATCCGCAAGAAGCACATCACCGCTGAGGTGGAGAACCAGGGAGGCTTCAAGATGCCCTCCAAGTTCGTGGGTGTCGAGAGCATCGGGCAGAGCGACCGCATCTATCTCGAAGTGATAGATGAGCTGGAGAAGTACAAGTGCCCCTTCGTCGTTGTCGACGAGTCGCTCAAAATCAAGAATGCTGGGGCAAAGCGCACGATGAGGCTGCTTGAAATCGGCAGGCGAGTGGAGTACAAGCTCATCCTCAACGGCACGCCCATCAGCCGCAACCTGCTCGACGTGTGGTCGCAGATGGAGTTCCTTTCTCCGCTTATCCTCAACATGACGCTTTCGCAATTCAAGAAGACGTTCTGCGAGATAACGCGCATCACGAAAACTGACGGGTACAGGTATTACACGAAAGAGTACATCTCGGGCTACGAGAATGTGGATTACCTCTACTCCCTCATACGTCACTACGTGTTCAGGGCAGACCTACAGCTCAACATCTCGCAGAATTACCGCTACCGCAGATACTGCATAGATGAGGACAGCCTCGCGGAATATCAGAGCATCAAGGAAGAGTTCCTCACTGATGAAATGCTGGAGTGGCGCAACAACAACATCTTCCTCGAGATGACGCAGAAGATGCAGCACGCCTACTGCTGCACAGCGAGCAAGTTCGAGCAGGTGCGTGAAATACTTGCCGAGAGCGAGGTCGAGCCCGAGCATACGATTATCTTCTGCAAGTACATCAAGAGCCGCGAGATGTGCGAAAAGGCTTTTCCTCGCTGCCTGGTGCTGTCTTATCAGAAGGATAGCCTCGGCCTCAACCTGCAAGACTACAACGTCACTATCTACTTCGACAAGGTGTGGGACTATGCGCTGCTCACGCAGTCGACGAGGCGCACATACCGCACTGGTCAAGAACGAGACTGCATCTACTACGACTTGACCGGCAATGTGGGACTTGAGAGCCTGATAGACCGCAACATCAGCAAGAAGGTAACGATGAGCGAATACTTCAAGAAAGCGACAAAAGAACAGATTAAAAATGACTTATGAACGTATATGAAGCATTGATAAAGCGTCTTGACTTCGTGTTCAGCGAGTTCGACAAGGTGGTCGTTTCGTTCAGCGGTGGTAAGGACAGCGGCGTGCTGCTGTCCATCACCATGGACTACGCAAAGCGAACGGGCAACCTTGGCAGGCTGGCTGTGTACCACATGGACTACGAGGCGCAGTACACCAAGACTACCGAGTATGTAGACAGGGTGTTCAACTCCTTGCCGGACGGCGTGGACGGCTTCCGTGTCTGCCTGCCGGTAAAGGCCCAGTGCTCGACCTCCATGTTTCAAGCCTATTGGCAGCCGTGGAAGTTGAGCGACAAGGCGATTTGGTGCAGGCCGATGCCGACAAAGCACGTAATCAACGAGGACAACTTTCCGTGGAGCTTTGACTACGAGATAAGCGACTACGAGTTTAACATCGAGTTCGGCAAGGCGGTATATCCAGACAAGAAGGTGTGTTTCCTCATCGGCATCCGCACCCAGGAGTCGCTGAACCGATGGCGCACGATGAACAGGCGGATGGCGGTCAACGAATATAAGGGACGGAACTACACAACCGTCATCACCGACAAGCTGGTCAACGCCTATCCGCTGTTCGACTGGGCTGTCGAGGACGTGTGGACGGCCAACGCTCGTTTCGGCTACGACTATAACAAAGTGTACGACCTCATGTACCTGGCGGGTGTGCCGTTGTCGAAAATGCGTGTTGCATCGCCGTTCAACGACTGCGCCCAGGACGCGCTGAAGCTCTACAAGGTGCTGGAACCAGACACGTGGGGGCTGCTCGTGGGCAGGGTCAACGGCGTCAACTTCACGGGGCTGTACGGAGGCACGACGGCTATGGGCTGGAAGAAGATTACCAAGCCTGCGCACTTCACGTGGAAGCAGTATATGTACTTCCTACTCGACACCCTGCCCGAGGAAACGAGGAAGAACTATCTTTACAAACTCGGCGTGAGCATCAAGTTTTGGAAAGAGCGCGGCGGCTGTCTCTCTGATGAGACCATCAAGGAGCTGCGGGATGCCGGCGTGAACATCGAGGTCTCCGATCACACCAACTACAAGACGTCGAAGAAACCAGTGAGGATGGACTACCTCGACGACATCGACATCAAGGAGTTCAAGGAGATACCGACCTACAAGCGCATGTGCATCTGCATCATCAAGAACGACCACCTCTGCAAGTACATGGGTTTCTCGTTGACAAAGGACGAGATGAAAAGACGTAAAGCAATACAAGAAAAATATAAAGACTTATGAAATCACCAGTTTACAATATTAAGGCCATCCCGATTGAGGACATACAGGCGAACAGCTACAACCCCAACCACGTTGCCCCTCCCGAGATGAAGCTGCTCTACGAGAGCATCAAGGAGGACGGCTACACCATGCCGATTGTGGTCTATCCGCTCGGCAACGGCAAGTACGAGATAGTGGACGGCTATCACCGATATACCACCATGCTGCTGCACCGCGACATCTACGAACGCGAGGGCGGCAAGCTGCCGTGCAGCATCATCGACAAGGACAAGAGCAACCGCATGGCGAGCACCATACGGCACAACCGCGCCCGTGGCTCGCACTCGATTGAGTTGATGATGAACATCGTTAGCGAGCTCAAGAAGGCCGGCATGAGCGACGCGTGGATCATGAAAGAGATAGGCATGGACGCTGATGAGCTCCTGCGTTACAAGCAGCTGTCGGGCCTTGCGGAATTGTTTAAAGACAGAGAGTTTTCTGAATCGAAATGAAGCAGTACCAAGTAATCATCACTTTTAACGACGGCGACCAAATCCAATCTAAGGTCGCCGCATGGAACCAGAGCGATGCTCTCCAGCGCATCATGTCTAACAAGCAGGCAACGGAGTTCATCACGTCACATGACGACGTTAAGAATGTCGACATCACCTGCCTCGGCGAGTACAAAGATATACCGGACGATCCTCAGCGTTTTGTCCTTTCGCCATCAAAAGAACGCGAGGGATGGGTGGTTGCAGCAGACCGGAAGACCAACATGGTGTTTATCTTCATGGAGGGAGTTTTCCCCGACAGCGTTGAGTATAAGCCTCTCGAAGATATGACACCATTGGACTGTGCCACCGCTGTACGTGAGCTCGGAGACTGGCTGAGGCTGTATCACGCCGACATACTGGAAGAGCGCGGTGAGGCATCGCGATACATCAATCGCAAGCGCATTGGGCAACTCATTGCTGACGCTCGCCGAAAGCAGGGCTTGACGTTGCGTGAGCTTGCAGAGCGCAGCGGTGTGTCGTACCAGAACATCACCAAAATCGAAAATGGCAAGTACAATGTATCAATCGACATCCTCGGCAAGTTATGCCGGGCGTTGGACTTGAAGATAGACCTAAGCGGCATATAAAAACCCCTGCCGGGCAAAGACAGGGGCGCAACGCATTTTCCAACAGCACGATTATTCTTGCGTTACACCTAACCATTACCGATGAAGTAGCATAAGGTTCGCCCTTGTGCTACTTTTTTTATAAAAAAGTGACACCGGGCTTCACAGTCAGGTGTCACACAAGTCAAACATTTAATTCATTCTGACAAATGAACAAATGTATTGCAAATATACTACAAATTTCTCGAGGAAGAGATAAAATCGCACACCTTTCTCACGCAAGCCGTTGCCATTTCCGGCGTTACCTTGATGTAAGCATAGAGCATCTTGTTGTGTCCACCGCCCAGTGAGTGACCAAGCACGTAGTCAATCACACTCTCACTCTCGCCCAGTGCAAAGGCGTGCTGTGCAAAAGACTTACGAGCCGAGTAGAACGTAAGCCCCGGCAGTCCATAGTCGTCACGATAGGAACGCACCGTGCTGATCATTGAGTGGCACTGGTTTATGTCTGCCGTCTTATACATCTTCAACTTGCCGTCCTCCCCCTTGTACTTGTCGATAATGGGCTTCGCCTCTGATGGTATCTCAAACTCTACATAAGGATTGACCTTTGTCTTTCGTTCTGTCTTCGTGCGGACGTAGTGCAGCGTATCTGCACACACGTTGAAGTTGATGTGAGCAAGGTCTATGAGGTTGATGCCGCCGAGGTAGTAGGACAGCATGAACAGGTCACGGAACTTGTTATAGCCTCTGCGGTTCGTCTTGTTGTCGCGAATGAACCTCACCTGGTCAGGTGTAAGCCAGTTCTGCCGCACGGCGACCACTCGATGGTAGCAGCCCTGTGTCGGCGGTATGCGGAAATCGGTGTAACCGTTCATTTGGCAGAACTTGACGATCTGCGAGAGCAGTGTCAGCTGCGTCTGTAGAGTGATGGGGGCTATCTCGGCACCGCGTTTCTTCATGAAGCGTTGTACCATGAGCGGCGTGAGATGTGACATGAACGTTGTTTCGGGAATAACTGACGTGATGGACTTGAACCGGGTTCGGTAGCGTTCCTTGGTGGTGTCCTTTGCTGTTGACACCTCCAGCATCTCCTCGAAAGCCGACCGCAACGTGTGCGTCTTCTTGCCCCGTGTGTGCAGGATTGTGGCAACCAGCTCGGCGCAGGTCATTCCCTCGGTGTAGGGAGTCTCGTCGATGATGCGTTGCACCTCCTGCATACGCTGGAGCAGCTTCGTGTTGAGATAGGTAGCATCGTCACGCTTGACGATCTTACCGTTTTTCCACTCCTTGGTGGAGTTGATGATAACATCGGTGAGGATGTAGCGGGTCTGTGAGCGGTGAGCCACCGCGATACGGACTTTGTGTCTTCCGTCCTTGAGTGCCTTGCAGGGCACTACTGTCAATGAAAGTATAGCCATAATTTTTTCGACAATTATAGGGAAACAAAAACGCCAAATCGACAATTTTTGGACAATCAGTTCAGCCCCAAATTTGGAGTTGTTTCCCATTTAATCTACTGATTAAGTCGCTAAAAGTTCGCTACTTACAAGTATTTAGGCAAATAAGTTGATATTTATCACTCTACTTAGTGCAATTTTGCGTAATGTACAATGGGTATCCGTGTAACTTGCTGGTAGCGTGCCGAATATTGCCGGGGCGAGGTGATTGCGAAAACTTCCCCGACAATAATCCGGCAATTTTTTTACCAATCGTCAGAGACTGTGCCGCCGTTCTTCATCATTTCGACAATCTGAGCAACAAGACCATTGAAGTAATCCTCTACTTGTTTTTTTTGGTCTTTTTTCTTGAGGTTGCCTTTCTTGTCGAACATATAAAGAGTGTTGCCGAACATGCCAGTGCTGCCTGGAGTGAGAGAGTAATAGGATGCTTTTGCGCCATTAACATACTCAGCGTTGTAAGCGTCCGGTGCGTTAAAGCGTACCTTGCCGTCTTTAAAGAGTATCTGCATTGTGTAGCGCATGCCGAATACGAAGAGCATACCCATATGCTTTTCCGAGATGCAATCAGTGTAACCGCTAATGTTGATGATGTCTGGTTCATTGAACGACATAACGTCTTTGGCGGACTTGTAGGTGGCAGTGACTGCCGTCTTCGCTTTTTGGAAGAGTTCTGCTTGTGTCCCTTCCATCGGGATAACAACGTAATCAAGAGATGTGTCTTGTGCATTCTTCCAACCATTAGGGGTTATGGTGAAGAATTGCGCTGCCGCCATTAGAGGGAGTAGCGCCATGATGAAAGCTAATACCTTGTTCATGATTTTATGAGTTTTGAAGTTGTTTAATTTTATCTTGGAGGTTCTTGATGGTTTCCTGCTGCATGGAAATCACATCAATGAGATTGTCGATGCGCTTTTCCTGCGCATCGTTGTCGGCGAGCATACTGCCGTTCCCACGCAATAACCAATTGGCATCAATTTCGGGAAAAGCGTCGGCCACAGCCATAATTGTTTCGAGACTGACTTTTCTTTGGTCGTTGAGCTGGCGCCAAAGTGTGATTTGTTGCATCCCAATCCTTTTGGCGAACGCCGAGTCGTTCAATCCGCTGTAGGCTATAACTGCCTTTAATCTTTCCTGTATCATACCGCAAACGTTTTATACCCCTTAACATGAGTTTAATTCTTAAAAAACCTTAATTCTGTGCAAATAATTACCATTTGGTATTGCTTATTTGACAAACGGTATTATATTTGCATCATCAATCAATCACGGAGCAAATATAACGATAATATTTGAGACCGCAAACGATTTTAATTCAAATATTTAACAAAAAAATTACAACTATGAGTGACGAGACAAAAGAGGTCAACATGACCGAAACCAACAACGAGAACAACGTGGCAGAGACCAACAACGAGATGAATGAGCTGCGTGAGACTAACGCCAACCTCCTCGCCGAACAAGCTAAACTGATGAATGAGCGCATGCAACTCCAGCACAAGATTAGTTCGCTGGAGGAGAGGCTGAAGAATGAGGAGAGTAGCCGAATCCGCAACTACCAGTGGTACATGCAGGAGCAAGACAAGGTGCGTGCCCTCGTACTCATCATCAAAGCGATGAAGAGCGACTCCGTGACCATCGACCAAATTGTCGAACGCATCACCAAAGCGGTCTAAGCTCCATTTCTGCCGTAGCTCAGAAAGGAGAGCGCCGGGCAGAGTCTCGGAGGGCGTTGGTGCAACTCCAACCGGCAGACCAAAGCAAGCCCGTAAGGGCAACAGCAGAGTTCCTTGAAATTTTGGTTTTCCCGCATGAAACTGCCGATGACTGCACGTCGGCAAGTCAAGCGATGAGCGAGCATGATAGTACCGCCATGCCATGAGCCGTGCGCCGCAGCGATGCCGAGCAACGGGGAGCAGTAAGGCAATAAGGAGCAATCCCGAGCCAGCGAGAGGTCGTGCGAGCGAAATTCCCGAGCAGCCAACTCGGGTGCCGGCGGACGGCGGCATCTTGTGACCGTCCGAAGATGTATCACTAACAATGCAGACAATAAGAGCCTAAAAAGCTCACAACAATAATGTGGCTGTAACATTGGCGGGGCACCCAGGGCGAGTGCCGTCACAAATCGCCCTGCACGGCGGCGTACAACCAAGAGGTTAAGGTCTCGGGCGCGACCATACGTCCGACGCGGTTCTTTTACCGCTTCGCAGGTTCGACTCCTGTCGCCGCCTCTACAATCATCAATCCGCAAACAAAATGGAAACTACATTGGACAAAGAACTGTCAGTAATAGACCAGCTGCGTCAAATGGACGTAGGGGAAGTTTTGAAATTTCCTGCCGGGCGTTCGCCTTACCTGCGCAACCTCGTCAGTCAGCGTCTCATCAACGAGAGGCTTGAGGGGCAAGCGTGGTCGGTGAACCTCGATATGGAGAATGGTATCACAATCGTAACGAGGACGGCGTGATGGAACGGCAAGCAATCGAAAATCGGTTGCTCGGGAACATCCTCGCAGTGACCTCGACGATGACGATAGGCAAGACGAAAGCCGCCCGGATAGTTGGCGGAGAGCGTAAACTTCAGCGACTTCACCTGTCGGGTGCTATCGAGTGCGCCGGCAAGGTGAACGCTCAAAATGCAAAGTGGCGATACAATCTCGCCCAGGTCTTGCAGCATTGCAGGCCTGCAAAATAGTGTCACACAAGTCAAACATCTAATTTCAAAGACAATGAAATCATTTCTAACAACAATCATTGCAATCGTTCTATTCTGCTCGGTGTTCTTCACGCCGGCAGACGACGCGCCTCTCGGCATCTTCATCTTGTGGTCTGCATGGTGCTGCCTTGCACTCTACATCGTTAACCGCATCATCAAGATGACCGACAAGGAGAGCGAAAAGAACTAACAAAAGGCTCTTGCTCGCAGGAGCCAGGACGCAGGTTGATTTCTGCCATACAATCAATCACAAGGGTTAAGCGCTGTGAAGCGTAAAAGCCCGACCGCAAACTCTTATACCTGCTGTCCTGCCTGGTTCGATCCAGGATGAGCCACGACGTGTGTTTTCATGTATTTGTTTTGAGTTTTAGTTGTTATGTTAGCGAGTGCCGGCGGCCGTGGCGGTCTTCGGCACTTTTCTAAAGTCTTGACAAATCTTGACAACATCGTTAAACATCGTTGGATGAGGCAAAAAGGAGTTCAATCTGTTTGCACATTCAGCTTAAAATCGATAACTTTACAGTGTTATAATATAAAAGTCAAACATTAATTCATTCAATTATGGAAGCGAAAAAAAAGAGCGTGTTCGACACGCTAAACGCTATCAACGTGCAAGAGCACGTTGAGGTCAAGAACATTGGAGGTGTCAAACAGAGTTACCTCTCATGGGCTTGGGCATGGACAGAAGTAAAGAAAGCCTATCCCGAGGCATTCTACACCATCTACGAGAACAAAGACGGGCTGTTTTATCACACCGACGGCAAAACCGCGTGGGTTAAGACGGGTGTCACCATCGAGGGCATCGAACACATCGAGTACCTGCCCGTGATGGATAACCGCAACAAGTCCATCACCCTTGACAAGCTAACCAGCTTTGACGTGAACAAGGCCATTCAGCGCAGCCTCACGAAAGCTTGCGCCCGTCACGGCCTCGGGCTCTACATCTATGCAGGCGAAGACCTCCCCGAGGAAGAGGCCAAGCAGGCAAAGAGCGACATGGAGCAGAAGATTGCAAAAGCTGTCGCAGCCATGAGAGCTGTCAAGAGCCGTGAAGAGCTTGAGCAGGTGTGGCGCACATGGAGCAACCAAATTCCATGCGCCGACGGAACAGAGTTTAACAAGGCCACCCGTGAGATGGCACAGCAATTCCCTAATCCACAATAAGCCATGATTTCGAAAGCAGATTTAAAGCAGTCGGAGGTAGTGTTTAACGAGTTAGCTCACACCTACCTCCGTGGCGACATGGAGCTGTCGGGCATCACTGGACTAATCCACGCAGTGCTGCTGCTGGGCGTCTATCCCGACGCAAGCGATTATGTGAAAAAGGTGCAGATACCCAAGGCTGGGTATTACGGCACCTGCGTGCATAAATCTATACAGACTTGGGACGAGCTGGGCATTGAGATGACCCAGTTCCCCGAGAAGGAACACCCCACCGCCGGCATCTTGCCCGCCCAGGACGTGAGTGCCGAACTTGCCTATTACCGCAAGGTGAAGCCTCGCAAGTGCAAGACCATTGCCAATGAGTTCACCGTGGACTACGGCAACTTCGCCTCGCAGATAGACTGCGTGTGGGGCGATGAGGACGGCAACATCTACCTCGTTGACCACAAGACCAACAACCTCGACTACTACCCCGGTGGTGCAGCTGGGCTGAAGGAGTACTTGTCGTGGCAGCTGTCCTGCTACGCCGTGATGTTCGAGAAGCAGACCGGGCTAAAAGTCAAGGGGCTATTCGGCAACTGGTTGCGCAAGGGTGCCGGTGAGCTGTGGCGCATTGAGCGCAAGCCCGACGAGCAGGTCACCAAGTTGCTCAACACCGACATCTGGCCAAACCCCGAGTACGACAAGGATGACCCATTCAGCGAGCGTTGGATCTATATAAACCCCGAGATGCAGGTGACCGCCGCAAAGGTCGAGGAAGTCAAGCCAGTGGCCACCGCTACCGACGCACTCGCCGTTCCTGTTGACGTGGTAAGCGCCATCACCGCCCTGCTGCGGGCCGAGAAAGCCGCCAAAGCGATGAAAAAGAAACTTCGTCAAATCATGGAGGCCGCTGGTGTCACCAAGTGGGAGTGCCCCGAGTTCACGGCCACCATCGGGAAGCCGAGCGAAACGACCACATTCGACTCCAAGGCGTTCAAAGCCGACCATCCCGACCTCTACGAACAATATCTTAAAACAACCACCCGAAAGGGCTCATTCACTCAAAAATTGAAATGACAATGAGCGCAAAAGACTATATGAAAGCCCATCTACATGATAAAATTAGGTGGGTTGAAACTGAACCATTTGTGTGGAGGCTTCATGGTGCTGTTATGATACACGGCATAGACCTTGAGAAAATACAACCTATTGATTACCTCGTGCAAGCAGAATTGTGTAAGGAGAAATGCTCTTTTTATGCTGGCTTCGTCTATGATAAGACGAAGGGTATATATTGGAGTGACGAAACTGATGTACGTCTCGAAGAAATCCAAATAGACTTGCCACCGTTCTTATCTGTCAAATGCTATTTCCCATTTTTATATGGGCTTTTAGAGCCGCCAAAAGCAGGCTACAAGGAGGTAAATGGAGTTGTTATACCAACTGATGAAGCCACATCAGAAGTCGCGACAAGACGTCTAATTCAGATGCTTACCAGGCACTATAATCTGCGGACCTGCACAGAGGACAGAAACATGAGAATGTCGTCCCCTGCGAAGAGCAGTTCAAGCGTTCGGTTCTTGCATTGTATTAGTTCCGTCGGATTTGGGCACGTTGATTACTTGGAATATCGTTTTGACGACTTGCTGAACATGGATTGCACCAAATTCAGCGAGACTTCATTACTCTATTTTAAAAAAGAATGCGAAAATAACGAATTGTTGAAAAAATCACTAAACATGGCTGTTTTCAAGAGAATGTTGACTGACGAGGAGAAAGTTGAGTCCGCGTCTCTTTTCCTCAAGAAATATCAGCGTCTGTCAGAGAGAAACATCACCAAAAAACTCAAAAATTTCAATTATGCAACCTGTTAATACAAAGTCATTATTAGCGTTCATCTTCACGCAAATGGAAAGATTGAACGATGGCGAGATTGATGCGCAGACCGCTTGTGCGCAAGCGAAACTCGCAAGCCAAGCAAGCAATGTGCTCAACTATGAGTTAAAGCGAACAATCGTGCAAATGCGCATGCAGCAAATCGGTGCTGGCATACAAGCGCAAGACATCACACTCCGTGAAATTGAGAGCAAACCGATAAACGAGACGAATTTTCCTACTAACTCTTCAATAGTTAAATCATGTCAGTAAATCGCGTAACGTTACTTGGCAACGTGGGCAAGCAGCCCGAAATCAGAGAAGGGGCAGGTGGAGCCAAGTTCGCCACCTTCAGCCTCGCAACCACCGACCGCGCATATACGAAGCGAGACGGCACGCAGGTGCCAGAGCGCACCGAGTGGCACAACATCGTAGCCAACGGCAGCGTGGTGGGGATAATCGAGCGGTATGTAACAGCAGGTACCAAGCTCTACATCGAGGGCAAGTTGAGGACGCGCAAGTACACCGCAAGGGACAACACCGAGCGCACCGTCACCGAGATTTACCTCGACAACATGGAACTGCTCGGAGGCAAGCATGAGCAGCCTCAGCAGGGCACCAATCCTCCTTTCTACAACCAACAGCGTTACCAGCAGAGCCAGGATAACTGGGGCGGTAACGACAATGTGCCGTACTGATATGGCAAAGGTTGTTGAGTTTGACCGCTTCAAGGTCATCAAGGCCTCAGCAAAGGAAATGTTTGAAGCCGTAGGGTCGCCCGGCATCTGCGACTATTGCAGCGAGCGACCCAAACACGGCTACTACATTGCAGTGCTGAACCAGTGGTACTGCCCCAAATGCTGGGAAGAGTTCAAGAAAGGCGCTGTTTGGTATCCCGAGGACGCGATGGTTGAGAACAGAAACTTCGAGTACTATTCAAAACTGCTTGGATTATGATAGTCCACCTGCACAAAGAGAACGGCCACGTCACCGACCAGCGCACCCTCGATGCTGTGTGTGGGTTCCTCCCAAACGGAGACTATGTGGCCACCATTGAGCCGAAAGCCCAGTGGGAGAAGAAGCAGCCTCGCACGCTTAATCAAAACGCGTTGTTTCATGTGTGGTGTGCCGACATCGCTAACTTCTTCAACAAGAAATATGGCGATCATCACTGGAACAAAGACAACGTGCATGACCTATTCTGCGATATGTTCCGTTACCCGGACGTGCTGCCTAACGGCCAGGTCATCGACAAGTGGGTTGAGACCAGCAAGCTCAACAAGCGTCAGATGACCGACTTCATGAACAAGATACAGAGCTACATGGCAACCGAGCATGGTGCAACCGTGCCCCTGCCGGATGATGAAAAGTATAAAGATTTCAAGAATCTTTACTCATGACCAGAAATAGTAATCAAATGCTACATTTTCATTATCAAATCCCACACAGTGGCCGCGAGGCATAAGGGTGGGGGCTACAACTAATATACAGGTTTTATATTGTTACATACGCGCCAAGCCCGTGAGGGTGCAGCGCTTCCAAGGGTGTGTGACAAAAAGGGCTGACGTCGGAACGATGCCCGTTAATAATAATTCATTTTTTTGTTGTCAATGGTGTGTAATTAGCAAGTCTCCAGGTTCGACTCCTGGCTCACCCACAAGTCAAATTTTAATTCATTCATGGCTTGAACCAAGTCGGGCAACTCCGAGGGTAAGGAGCTACGGAAACCTAATTCCGTAAATCGTTGGTTCGACTCCAACCCCGACTACTGCCGCAAGGCTACAAGTCAAACATTTTATTCACCAAAAATGAAATATACACTGAGACCATATCAGCAAGAAGCGAGTGACGCGGCTGTCAAGTTCTTCAGCGACAAGACAACCGCAAAGCACAACGGGCTGCTCATTCTCCCCACCGGCGCCGGCAAGTCGCTTGTGATTGCCGACATCGCCAGCAAGATTGACGAGCCGTTGCTGGTGTTGCAGCCCTCGAAAGAGATACTTGAGCAAAACCATGCGAAGCTCATGAGTTATGGTGTGTGGGACTGCTCAATCTACTCTGCGAGCCTCAACCGCAAGGAGATTAACCGCATCACATTCGCCACCATTGGCAGCGTGATGGCCCACTTGGACGATTTCAACATCTTTCACAAGATACTCATCGACGAGTGCCACCTGGTCAATCCTCGTGGTGGCCAGTACAAGGAGTTCATCGAAGCCGTCGAGGGGCGGCAGGTGATAGGCCTCACCGCCACACCTTACCGCCTCGGACAGACGATAGACCCAAAGACTATCAACAGCAAGTGGAAGAAATACGGCTCAATCCTCAAATTCTTGACGAGGACGCGCCCGAGAGTGTTCGACCAAGTACTTTATCATTGCCAGGTAAAGACGCTGTTAGAGGGCGGTTTCCTCGCGAAATTGAGGTACTTTGACATGAATGCGCTTGAGCTGGATCGCGTTAAGCTCAATTCCACGGGTGCAGACTACGACGATAAGAGCCTTTTCAAAGAGTTCGAGCGGGTGGGCTTCTTTGAGTACACCCTCAACATCGTCAAGCGTGTCATGCGCCCGAAGGACGGCTCACTTCGTCACGGAATACTGGTGTTCTGCCGTTTCGTCGAGGATGCCGAGCGCCTCGCCGACGAGCTTTGCGGCTTCTGCGAGGTGGTGTCCGGAGCCACGCCCAAAAAAGAGCGCGAGGCGATACTGGAGCGTTTCAAGAGTGGCGAGACAGAGGTAATAGCCAACGTGGGCGTGCTCTCAACCGGCGTAGATTTCCCTGCACTGGACACAATCATTTTGGCGAGACCTACGATGTCGCTGGCCCTCTACTATCAAATGGTGGGGCGTGCGATTAGACCCTATCCCGGCAAAGACGGCTGGGTGATTGACCTCTGCGGTTCGGTCACCAAGTTCGGAAAGGTCGAGGACTTGTGGCTGGACCACGACGAGCGTGGCGGCTGGATTATTACGAGTAATGGAAAACAATTAACCAACATAATGATGACAAAATGAGTTGGAAGAGATTTAAATTTGGGAATCAGAAGTTGTATGTCATTCCCGGCACGGAACACCGCTTCCGCACCGAGCACGATGCAAAGTTCTACTGCGATGAGCACGGGATTGACTTTTCGACTGTCGAGAAATACGACTCCAAGAAGGAGTACGCCCGATGGCTGTATTTGCAGATCCTGCAACGCGCCGGCGAGATTAGTGAGCTTCGCCGTCAGGTGGAGTTTGAGTTGATACCTGCCAAGTACGAGACCAAAAAGGTCAAGGACAGGGTAGTTCGTGAATGGTTTGTACCCTACGACCTCCCATTTGGTATTAAACAGTGTATGACGAGGAAAGAAGCTGAGACCTTTGCTAAGGCTAATAAAATCCCATACAAAAAGATTTACAGCAAGGAGCGCATTGAACCGGTCTACAAGGAGGTGTGCATCATGCAGAACGCCGTCTATACCGCCGACTTCGTTTACCGCGACAAGGATGGCAAAGAGGTCGTTGAGGACGTGAAGAGTGAAGTAACCCGCAAGGAGGCCGACTATGTGCTGCGTCGCAAGTTGATGTTGGACCGCCACGGTATACTTGTTTTGGAGACTTGACGACTATGGAAGATGGCTGGATAAAAGTATTTCGCCGCTTCCTTGACTGGGAGTGGTACAGCGAGACAAACATGGTCAGACTTTTCCTGCACCTGCTTTTGAAAGCTAATTTCGAGGACAAGCGTTGGCACGGAATTGTGATTAAAAGAGGGCAGTTTGTCACTTCAATTTCGTCTCTAAAAAGCGAAATTCTACTATCTGCGAGAACTATACGTACATGTCTTGAAAGATTGCAAAAAACTGGCGAAATCGACAAGCAAACGACAAACCGATTTACTATCATAACTATTTGTAGATATGATGATTATCAACAATTGCAAGACGTACAGCGACAAACAAACGACAAGCAAGCGACAAACAAACGACAAACAAACGACAAGCAAGCGACAAACAAACGACAAACAAACGACAAGCAAGCGACAAACAAACGACAACAACATAAGAATATAAGAAAGAAAGAAATAAAGAATAATATAGATGCTAACGCATCTACGTCAGGTGCTGCCGCACCCGACCCCGAAATGTCCTCTCAAGAAAGTGTGGATTTTGTCGGGTTAATGAAATTCTTTAATCGGACAATGGAGGAGGCCGGCGCAATCATTCCTCGGTGCAAGTCTTGCGATGGCAAGCGCAGAGAGTTCGTCCGCGCCCGCATCCGTGAACATGGTCTTGACGCAGTCTATGAGATGATCACGAAAGCGAGCCAAAGCGATTTCCTCAACGGAAAGAGCCGGAGCGGTTGGATTGCCGACTTTACCTGGCTGTTCCGCCCCTCAAACTTCCAAAAGGTGCTTGAGGGCAACTACGATAATAGAACAAACTACAATGGACAACAAAACAATCAACCAAGCACTGGGAGCAATCCCACAAACACCGTCACAGGGTTCAAAGTCATCAAGGCCGGTGGTTGACTTCAACATCGAGTCACAAATCTTCCGCTCGTGCCTGCTCAAGGTAGAGCCGAAGTTCGACATCGCCAAAGGCGACAGACGTGTGCTCAACTCCATATTCGCATGGATTTGGAGACGAGACAACATCAACGTGCTCGGCCTGGACTACGACAAAGGTTTCTACCTCTATGGCCCACTCGGGCGTGGCAAGACGATGACGATGCTTGCGACGAGGAAGTACATGAACAGCGTGTTTGCCCGGCACAGGCACATGCAGGAGGACTACCGGCTGAAGGCATGGTGGAAGACTGCAAGCGAGCTTGCAAACATCTATGCCGCTGACGGACAGCCTGCGTTGATGCAGTACACAGCACAGGACGTCAACCTGGTGATAGACGAGTTCGGGCGAGAGCCAAACCCTGCAAACAACTACGGTACGAAGATGAACGTGTTGCAGTTCGTGTTGCAACTGCGCTACGACCACCGCCGTACGAGCGTCACTCACATCACCACAAACATGAGACTCGAAGACATTGAGCCGCGCTATGGCGACTATGTGGCTGACCGCTGCAAGGAAATGTTCAACTTCATCGAGTTCGATGGAGATAGCCTACGTTAAATAGAGTTGGTTGGACTAAAAAACGGCGAAAATCAGAACCGCCAAACGTCCAACGATGATTAACTTTGCAATGCAATAAGATAAAAGTCAAACATTTAATTCACAATTATGAACGAAGAAATTAAAAAGCAATTCAATGAATTTAAAGCCAAGCATCCCGACGCGGTGTTGCTCTTCCGTGTAGGCGATTTCTATGAGTCCTATGAGGAAGATGCCGAAGTCGTCGCCAAAGAGCTTGGCATTACTCTCACGAAAAAGGGAGACACCAAGATGGCCGGTTTCCCTCACCATTCGCTTGACAACTACCTGCCGAAACTTGTCCGTGCAGGCAAGCGCGTCGCCGTTTACGACCAACGGGAAGACCCCAAGCTAACAAAGAAACTTGTCAAGCAGGGATCCACAGAAGCAACCGCAAGTCAAACATCAAATTCACCTACAATGGCAGAAGTAAAGAACATCCCGACAAGGGAAATCAAGCCCAGCAAGATGAACCCGCGCAAGACTTTTGACGAGAGCGCCATCAAGGAACTGGCGGCGAGCATTCGCCAGCATGGGTTGTTGCAGCCCATAACCGTCCGACCAAAACTCTTCTGTTACGAAATCGTCATGGGAGAGCGCCGTTACCGTGCCTACTGCCTCAACCAGCAGGAAAGCACCAAGTTTCCGACCACAATCCCCTGCATCGTGCGGGAAATGACCGACGAGGAAGCCCTCGACGCGATGATCACGGAGAACCTCCAGCGCAAGGACGTTGACCCGATTGAAGAGGCATTCGCCTTCGGGCAGCTGCTCAAGACCGGCAAGACCGTTGAGCAGATAGCCGACCGCTTCGGCAAGTCCAAGCGATTTGTCCAAGAACGCATCAAACTTGACAACCTTTTGCCCGACCTCAAGAAAATGGTCAAAGACGGGAAGCTTCACATTGGTGCAGCCATGCACGTCTGCAAACTTACCGAAGATGAGCAACGACAATTCCTTGAGTGGTGCGATGACCAAGACCAAGACGACATCAGCAGGAGCGATGCAGAGGGGTTCACCGATAACCTATTCATGACAATTGACCGCGCATCTTGGCACAAAGATTTCAAGGGCTCATGCGGCACCACCTGCATTGAGTGCCCGTTCAACAACGCCAACGTGGGGTGCCTGTTCTACGAGATGAAGCCCCACGATGCCACCTGCACCAGTCGTGAGCGATGGAACAAGAAACGTCACTCATGGTTGCTCAAACTCATCGATGACAATGCCGATGTCCTCGTCAAGGAGGGTGATAACCTTGAGTCCGGAAAGAGTGTGATTGTCGCCGAATCGAGCCAATACTTCCCAGACAAGAACACCGACTACGAGCAAGTGCTGGAGTATATCCGTGGCAAGGGCTTCAAAGTGGTCAATAAAGAAGACTACTTCGAGCGCTTCTCATCTTACAGAGAGGATGATGAACGACTGCAAGAGAAACTCGCCAACAACGAGGTTTACCGAGCTGTCGTGGTGGAATCGACATGGAGAGGTGTTGAGGTCAATGTACGATACTATGAGTTCAAGAAGACTGGCACGGAGCATAGCAGCGATGAAGTGCAAGCCATGCAACTCGTCAACGAGTACAAAGAGAACGAGCGCAAGAGTGCCAACGCACTCGCATCCAAGCTGCGAGGCATCCTCAGCGACATGGAGCCGACCGAGTTGAGCACCGAACCTCTCAACCAAACCGAGAGCCTGGTGCTGATGACCTTGATATTGAAGAAATGCTCGTACCAGTTGCGCAATGCGCTCAACATCAACTCCACTTACAGCCCCGACCCACAAGTGCTGAACTATGCCAAAGCGCATACCGAGCAAGTGAATCAAATATGCCGTGACTTCCTGCGTGAAGAGTTGTCCAGTGCGGGTGTCGAGTACAACACAGACATGCAAGTGTGCCAGTCTATGCTTCTGCAAGACTGGGCGAAAGAGCAGACCGAGCAGATGTCCACCGACATGGCAGTCAAGCTCGCCAAGAAGCAAGCCAAGATTGAAGAGCAACTCACCGCCCTCGGCTACAACACCGACGGCACAAAGATGGACTTCTAATGAATTTCTCACAGCTTAACTACTTCGAGAGGGACAAGCTCGTCCCTCTCGTTTGTGACATGCTCACGAAAGCGAACGGTCGCCCGCTGCCGTCGCAGGTGATTGCCGAGGCGATCCGCAAGATAGGACACCACACCGACACCCGGTCGGTGCGCCGTGTCATCAGCTACATCAGGCGCGAGGGACTTGTGTCCTGTGTCGCCTCCAGCCCCAAAGGCTTTTTCGTGGCCAACAACGTCCGCGATATAACAGACACAATACTCTCCCTTGAAGGCAGGGTTGACGCCATACAGGAAGTCATAGACGCATTGAGGGAACAACGATACTTCAAGTTCAACTTATAACGCAGAAACTTATGAAACTTTTCAGAAAAAACAACAGCCAGGCCGTGGTGGCCGAGGAACAGACAGAACAACCGACAAGTGACGAGACGCGTCACGAAACAATGCAAACATCGTGGGTGGAGAAACGCAAATCCTACGAGCAGGCAGAGCAGGAAAGGTGGGAGCAACGGCGATGGGAGCTCACGCGCTACCTCGTCTCCCAGGACCGGCGCAGCGTAGTGCTTGGCAAGCTAAACTTGTCTGACGCTGCGATAGCACGCAGGGCGCGGCAGCTGGCAGACGCTACGATTGAGGAATTGCGAAACAACAAAATGCAGCACGGACATGGGAAAGGGAGCAAATGACGAACCGGAAGAGGTTGAACCCATCGCAGAGTTCACAGCCCACTGCTGCTTCCTGTTGATGCTGTTTGGCGGCATCATCCTGGTAGGTATAATTTACGGAATTTACACACTAATTGTTAATCTGATATGACAACATTCATCATCATCTACGTACTCGGAGTGGTCATCAACGCGCTTGTTGCTGCTGCGATATGGGACGACCTCAAGGACGACAAAGTCCTTGAGAGGGTACGACTGGCAATATTGCTGTTTTTCGTGCTGGCATCTGTCGGCACATGGGTATATGCAATCATCTATACGGCTGCAAGGTTCATCAAGTCGTTGCACGCCGGCAAAAAGAAGAAAGGCAATGGCAAAAAGAACGACGATTAACGGAATTGGGCCTTTCTACGAGACCCCACTATCCTGCGGTGACTGCAAGTTCAGCATCAACCACAACATGCACGAGGCAGGGGGCAAGTCCTTTTGCGTGCTGTTTGGCAAGCAAAAAAATTACTACGACAAGCCGCCGAAGCGATGTGTGCAGATGTTCGAAAAGGCTTTCAAAATCGGAGGTGACGTCTTGTTAGTCGAGAAAGAATGAAAACAGAATTTAAGTACAAAGTCGGCGAGAAGGTGCTGCTCAACGGCAAGGAGTCGGTTATCGAGCAGACGGGCATCAGCCTCAACCATCTGCCGCTTTACAAAATTGAAGGTTTATGGCACAAAGAAAGAGACATCACGAAGTGGTACCCTCCTTGCCCGGCATGAAGCGATGCAACGTGTGCGGCGAGGAGAAGCCCGTGTCAGAGTTTTACAAGCATGGGAAGTATGTGTCTCAGCCCTGCAAGGCCTGCTCCAAAAACGCATCCAAGTTGCGATGGCAGGCTGAGAAAGAGAGAAAGAGAAGGCTGGCAGAGAGAGCGTCGAAGACTGCTGCCGAGAAGCGCAGGAGCAGAAAGGGGGTCAAAGATGCTGAGCTGGTATGCCGCAACTGCTGGCTCTACCCCTGCTTCAGAGGCATCGACACCATGAGCTCCAACCTCGCCGAGACCTGCATAAGCTGGCATCTGCGAGACAAAAGTTAAATGGAAAGTATTCAGCAATAAATAGAAAGTTTTCGGCAAAATTCAGCAAAAAATAGAGTTCGAAATATTTTTCTATCTCGCTGAAAATGACTAACTTTATAGTGTAATTAAGCAAATAAGTCAAACATTTAATTCAGCAATTTATGACAAGAGAAGAACTGCTTGCCCTGCCCAGGGCAGACCAATCCAAATCGCTCATTGAGTGGGACAAAGTGTTGCTTGTCCCTACCGATGAGACCTACTGGGACAACAAAAGCTGGAGAATTTTCGCCGTCATCGGCATGACCATGCGCCACGGGGTGCTGCAAGCAACGCACCTCATCACCGAGGGCGACATCATCGACTGGGTTTCCAGCAACATCACGCCTCACATTGACATGCTTGCCGACTACGACAACAGCATCGGCATCTTCAATCAAACCTACCACCTGCAAGTGTACGGCGGTGGCGGCACAATCTTCATCAAGTTTGTTCAACCCTCAAGTTACCGCAGTCTATGATGGCAGTTGAAGGACGAGACAGCAGTGCCGCTACGAGATTGCCAGGGCTGTGTGTGCCGCCAATTCCCGACTGTTCCGATTTGCTGTCGATACCGAGCATCAAGCGCAGGGGCATGACCCCCGAGATGATTGCCGCACAGATGCTGGAGGATGTCCGGTACTGGAGAGCAATGCACCCAGGAAGGGATTGGCTGGCCATCGTGCCCCCGTCGTGGAGGAACTATATAAGCTACAATATATGAGACCAACAGCACTTGAAATCATGAAGGCAGTGGCCAAATCCTACGGCGTGACACTTGAGGATCTGCGTTCTCACAGCCGTGTGGCACGGCTCGCCACTGCGAGGGCGGTAGTTTGCTACCTGCTCTATCGGTACTACAACTACAGCCTGAAGGATGTGGGGCGCATGGTGTTGAGAGACCACTCTTCGGTGATGCACAGTGTACGACTGGTCGAGGGTTTCCACCTTTGGCCGAAGATGTACGCCACCGACCTCGCCATCATCGAGGACATCAAGCAAAAATATCTTAGCGATGGGCAGTAGACGATGGACACAAGCCGAGATAGACTATCTGAGGAAAGTCTATCCTCACCGAAGCAACGCCGACATCGCCGTGTTCCTGCACCGCCCGGCAAGGGGAATCGGGTTGAAGGCTCGCAGCCTCGGTGTGTACAAGTCGCCCGAGTTCGCCGAGCAGCAGCGCAAGGTCGGGCAGTTCAAGCCTGGACACAAGCCGGTCAATGCCGGACGCGCGCAGGTGCAGTTCATGAGTGCCGAGGGCATCGCCAACTCGTCACGCACACGCTTCAAGGCAGGTGAGGTGAGGGAAACCTCGCCCACCTACCGAGAGGCGGGCTACGAGATACTGCGATCACCCGACAAGACCGGTCGCCGCTACTGGTGGATAAAGCCGGGCGACGGTCGGCGCATGATGCCGAAGCACCGCTACATTTGGGAGCAAGCCCACGGCCCGATACCGAAAGGCATGAACATTCAGTTCAAGGACGGAGACACCACGAACTGCGTCCTCGACAATCTCTATCTCATTTCCCGCGCCGCGCAGGTGCGCAAGAACTGGGACGACTTGCCCGATGAGCGCAAGGCCGCTTGCCGGGCGAAGATACAGGAAAGGAGAAACAAATCAATCAGAGCCGACCGGCTGCGCCTCAAATGGGGACTGGAGCCAAAAGGACGGCTCGTTAAACGTGTACGATGAGATTATTATACAGGACAGGAACTATATACAGCGAGATTACCAACAAGGGGCGCTCGACTGTGGCAAGAGGGGTGCGAGGCACCAACAAGCAAATCTATACATCGCGCTGGGTGGGCGAGATTGTGGTCAACTACAAGCGCTACCGATTTCGCTCAACAAACTTCGACAACGTGAGGCACTGGGTGGACATGATGGTGGAGAAATACCCCACCTACATGACAGGCTTCGATAAAATAACAAAAAAATGAGACAGATTTACATAGGAAAAAACAAGAAAAAGAACCACGGGTGCTGCGTCTACCACGACACCAGCCTTATAAAGCGCGTGAGGCTGGGGAATGGCAAGGTAGTTGAGCGACGGCATGACTGCTGGCGTGCAGACGTGCAGCTGATTGACTGCAACGGTGTGAGGCGCATACGCAGGCGCTTTAAGGACAGAGACGAGGCTCTTGCGTGGCTGGGGATTTATAAATAAATGTTTAAAAACATAATTGTACAACATGGATACAAAACATAAACAAAGAAACAGAGAGAAAGTAATCGAGGAAGCGGCACAATCGTTTTTTGATAAAATATATGACTATGAAAACAATCGCCGTGATTATAGAGGCAGTGCCTACGACGAGGGTTTCCTTGACGCTTTAGACGAAGCCGTTGAAACAGCGTTCATTGCTGGAGCCAAGTTTGCCGACGATTTCCCGAGGCAAGGCCTTGTGGAAATCGAAGATGTTGAAGACATCTATATGGCGTGGCTGAGGGAGCGCGAGTGCTTCATGGACTACTTAAAAGAAAGATGCAGAAAGGCGGGGTGGATATGATAGAGCAATGCAGAAAGCACTCGACAAACTGAAAGAGCTCGATGAACATCAACGAACTACTAAATCAAAATGAGCTGCACATGGCGCAGGTGCTGCGTGCAAGGCTGAACGAACTTGGTTTCCCTCCCAATGTGTTGCGAATACTCAAAGGGCAAGGGATAACCACCCTCAACGACCTCTGCTCGCGTTCACGCGCCGACCTGCTGGGCATCCGCTTCCTCGGGTCGGCCAACGTGGACGTGATAGAGCGACTGTTAGCGACAATGGATTTACGATTACGCCAATAAGGCGAAAACACTAATTTATTAACAGAAAAATGAGATTTTTTGAAGTAAAAATCAAGATTGACAAGGTGCTGGAGGACGGCACCCAAAAGACCGTCGCCGAGACCTACGCCGTGGACGCGCTCTCGTTCACCGAGGCTGAGGCACGCATCACACAGAAGATGCAGCCGTACATCACCGGCGAGTTCAACGTGACGCACATCAAGATTGCGCAGTACAACACAGTTGTGTTCAACGAGGGCGAGTTGTTCTTCCTCGTCAAGTACAACCTAATCACCATCGACGAGAGCACGGGCAAGGAGAGACGAAATGCGATGTACGTGCTGTTCCGTGATGACACCATCGACAAGGCCAAGGAACATGCAAGGAGTTACATGAAGGGCACGGTCGTCAACTACGAGATTGAGGCTATCAAGGAAACGAAAATCATAGACGTATTCACCAATGGAGATTAAAATCAAAAAACTGGCCGAGACAGCCACGACCCCGACGAAAGCCCATGCCACGGATGCAGGCTTTGACCTCTACGCCTCTCGCGTGGAGCGCAACGACTACGGGCAGGTCATCTGCCACACGGACATCGCCTTTGAAATTCCGCCCGGCCATGTTGGGCTGGTGTTCCCTCGCTCGTCTATCTGCAAGACATCGCTCTCGCTCACCAACTGCGTGGGTGTGATAGACAGCGGCTACCGCGGCGAGGTGACGGGTGTGTTCCGCCAGCACGGCTTCCTGCATCCATACCGGCAGGGCGACAGGTTCGCCCAACTCATCGTCATGCGATACCCCGATGTGACGTTTGTGGAGGTGGACGAGTTGGCCGGCAGCGACCGAGGAGACAATGGCTACGGCAGTAGCGGTCAGTAATAACAAAACACAACAGCACAATGGACGATTCACTTGAAATCGAAAAGCAGGTGTGGGTCAACTCGAAGGGCAAGAAATTATCGATCGACCGGCACAAAGGAAAGGGCGGGCGCTGTGGCTACTTGATGTGTACCGAGCACAAGGGGAAAAAGCGTCACCCCAAGCGTTACCGCATCAGCGTTCCCTTGCCGATGGCCAGACAATTCGCCGAAGCCATTTTAGAAGCACTGGAGCCGTAATTAACCACAAGTATAACAATTATGACTACTATAAGACCGCCGTAAGGCAAAACTTTTTTCAGCAACATTAAATCCGATCAGATGATTACGCTTAACAAATTGACCAAAGAGCTGCATGATGAGATGATGAGGCGGGACGAAATCAACGAGCAGACTTCCCCTCGCGCCATGTCGATAAGGATTTCCCGCGACTGGCGCCGTATGGACGCTTGCCATTTGAGCCGACCGCCGCTGCACCTTACGCAAGAGTTCGTGGACGCGCAGCACGCCGACGACGCCTGCCCGACCTACGAGCATGAGTTCAGCGAGCGTGAGGAACTTGCCGCCGACATCATCATCGACACAGCCCTGGCCTTGAGCCAACTCGGCTGCAAGAACATCGAGCAGGTCATCAAAGACCGCATCGCTTGGAGGTTGAGGCACAAGGATTGATGTTGCTTTCGTGAGTATTGTTGAATTTATTTAATTGTTGAAATCCGAAAGCAATGGAAAGAAAAGAAATCGATGTGTCCCTTATCACACCGAACAAGGGACAAGTCCCGGGTCTTCCTCGCAACCCGCGCCTGGTCAAGAAGGAACGCTACGAGGCCACGCGACGATCCATAGAGGAGAGCCCCGAGATGTTGGAACTGCGCGAACTGATTGTTGTGGAGTACATGGACGGCAAGTATGTCGTCGTGTGCGGCAACCTTCGGCTTCGCGCCTGCAAGGAACTTGGCTACAAGACTGTGCCGTGCAAGGTGCTGCCGGCAGATACCCCGGCGAAGAAGCTGAGGGAGTACGCCTCAAAGGACAACATCAACTACGGCGAGAATGACAAGGACATCATCGCCAACGAGTGGGCGAAGTACCAATCGGAGCTCGCCAACTGGGGCATGGAGTTCGATCAGCCGAAGCCGAAAGACAAGTTCCGAGAGAGATTTGAGGCGATGGACAACGACTCCGCGGTCTACCCACTAATACCGAAGTACGACGAGAAGCACGAATTGTTCATCATTCAAAGCTCTAATGAAGTTGACAGCAACTGGCTGCGTGAGGTGCTCGATATGCAGCACATGCGCTCGTACAAGACGGGCAAGGTGAGCAAGAGCAACGTCATCAGCATACAAGACTTCCGTGACGCCATCACGCGAGGTCAGAAAGGAGCTGAGCAATGAGCCTGCGCATCGTAATCCCCTCCCACAAGCGGCACGACAGAGTGTTCTCAAAATACCTGGTCAACGACCCTATCATCTGCGTGGCGAAGTCGCAGGCCGACCTCTACAAGGAGTACAACCCCGACTGCGAGATAGTGACGCACCCCGACGACATCATCGGCTTAATCCCGAAGCGCAACTGGATGGCGAAACATTTCCGTGATTTGTTCATGCTCGACGACGATGTGGACGCCTGCAAGCGGCTCTACTCGGAGAAGGGCGAGACGGCACGCATCCGCGACCGCAACGAGATAACGGCAATCATCGAGAACCTCTACGACATTGCCTGCCTGCTCGATGTTCATGTGTTCGGTTTTACCAGTCGTATCTCGCCGGTCATGTACGATGAGACGGAGTACCTCTCCCTCGACAAGATGATAACGGGCTGCTCCTACGGCGTGCGCTACAACAAGAACGTGTGGTGGAACGAGGAGTTGAAACTCAAGGAGGATTTTTGGATCTCGTGCTACATGAAGTACACCGAGCGTCGTGTCCTCACCGACCTGCGGTACAACTTTGAGCAGAAGTCCACCTTCGTGAACGCCGGCGGCTTGTCGGCCATCCGCAACCAGGACGAGGAGCAACGCTCGATACTGCTCATCCGCAAATACTTCGGCGAGGCCATCCGCCTGAAGGGTCAAGGCAACAACGGCAAGGACAAAACCAAGTCGCTGGTGCAGTACAACATCAGTGCGTCATTCCCTTATTGAATTGACAATTTTTGGCAAAGGTTAAGGCGTTGAATTTCAGCCTTTATCTCGTCAAAAATGATTAACTTTAGAGAAAAATATGGGACATTTCGTACTGAGAACCAAGAACGGCTACGACTTCCTTGAGGTAGCCAGCGCATTGCAGAAGAGCATCCGCCGCAATGATGTGGTGGTGGCGGCATTCTTCGGGGTGGAACTGTGGCAGTCCGGATACGGCAACTATTTGTGGAAACGACTCTACACGATAAGCGCAGAGGATTGCTGGGGGCTCATCACCCACGAGATTGACGCGCTGCACAACGGCTATGAGCTGGTGAACAAGGGGAGCAAAGAGCCGAAAGGACGCATCTTCATCGGCAAGGCGATAATCCTGCTTTGCGAGTGCTACAAGAGCCGCGACGCCGACCACCTCAACAACCTTGCGGTGGACAAACTCGCGCTCACCGACCCGCAGATCCTCGCCGCCCTGGACGATGCCAGGCGTGAACCGCTGGAGGTGCCGGAGTACACTTTCGACATCCACACGAAAAAAGGCCGCAAGATGGGCAAGACGAAAGCGCAGTTTTTCCACGACGAGCATGAAGCTTTGTCGCCGAGGCTGCCGGGGCTTTTCGACAATCTTGTGCCTTAATTATGACTCTTTGACCAGCAGCACACCATCAAAATGAGAGCAATAGTAACCGGCAGCGAGGGCTTCATCGGTAAAGTCCTCTGCCGCCGACTCCAGCCCGTCTTCGAGGTCATCCGCATCGACACGAAGATTGGGGGCGACGCCGCACGGATAGAGCCCTTGCTGGCTCACGGCGGAATTGATGCGGTTTTTCATCTTGCCGCCGAGACGAGCGTGTTCAACGACCGCCTCGACGACATCGAGCGAGAGAACGTCCACGCCTTCATGGTGGTGGCCACGGCTTGCCGACGCTACGGCGTGAAACTGGTGTATGCCTCCAGCAGCACCGCCAACGCCTGCAACACGACCTCGATGTACGGCATGACGAAGCATTTCAACGAGCAGTTTGCGAAAGCCTACTGCCCGAGAGCGACTGGCGTCCGTCTTCACAACGTGTATGGTCCCGACCCACGAGAGGGAACTCTGCTGTACAACTTGCTTAACCAAGAGACCTGCACGATTTACAACGGCGGACGCAACGTGCGCCACTTCACCTACATCGGTGACGCGGTAGAGGCGTTAATCTACGCCTACGCCTGCAACCGACAACTGGTGAATGCGGTGAACCCTGTGTGCAACACCGTGCGTGAGTTCTGCGACGAGGTGGCCAAGTACAAGCCCCTCCAACTGGACTACACGGACGACTTGCGGCGACTCGACAATTTCGAGCAATCGGTGAACTATTCGATTTTCACCGTACCTTTACCGTACCGAAGCATCGAGCAAGGCTTGTCACAGGTGTTTTCGGAAAACATCTCTGCTGAGATGAAATAGATGTTTGACACCGACCGCCGGTGTCTGCGTTCCATCGTGGAGCCGGCGGTCATTTTTTTCGAGAGATTATGAACTACACAGGAATAACGCCAGCTGGGAGCAAGGTCACAGGCCGCCTCGAAGTCGAGGACGGCATCAGTTACATCGTGCAGGTTGACGAGACCGGCAACGAGACGTGGTACATGGTGCACACCAGCAGCGTGAGAAAGGAGAATTGATATGGCTAACAGTAACCCAAAGCAGACTAAGCAGTTCCGAGACAGCCAGGGCAGATTTGCACGTGTCAGCAAGGAAGCGGCAAGGAAAGCCGGTCGGAAAGGTGCGGCAGTGTCAAATCAAGTTCAAGCCGAGAAGCGAACGATGAAGGAGGTGCTTACAAGTCTGCTTGATGTGAAGCTCGAACCCGACAAAGTGCGGCAGCGCATCATTAACCTCGGTTATCCTCCCGAGATTGCCGAGAATGTGACCCCACGGCTGATGATTGCCCTCGGCTTCATCAACCGCTGTATGGGCAAGGGAGACCCGAATGCAATAAAGCTGATGCTTGAGGTAATTGGCGAGTATGTGGAAACTATACGCCATGAGCTTCCGACCGACAAGGGAGAGCTTGTGCTCGCCCCAAAGAAGAAAGACTGATGTGCATTGACAGAGAACTGCTTTCGCCTAACGGCTTTTGGCTATGGAGGTACACGCTCGATCCGAGTGTGCGCTTCATCGTGCTGTACGGGGGCTCGTCCTCGGGCAAGTCGTTCTCAGTCGCACAGTTTTTCTCCATCCTCGCCTACTACGAGGGGTGTAGCTTGTTGGTCATGCGAAAGGTAGGCGCCAGCATCGAGAAGACGATTTACTCCGACTTCCGTGCAGCCATCAACGGCATCGAGGGGTTGGCAGACTGCTGCCGTTTCAAGCAGAACAGCATCGTGTTCAACAACGGTGGCAAGATTGATTTCAGCGGTCTTGACGATCCCGAGAAAATCAAGGGTATCAGCCAGTACAAGCGAGTGTTCCTCGACGAGTTGAGCGAGTACGACGAGACCGACTTCAAGCAGATACGCCTGCGTCTGCGTGGCCAGGAGGGACAGCAGATAGTGGCAGCCTTCAACCCCATCAGCGAGGAGCATTGGATTAAGAAGCACTGGTTCGATCGAGAGGAATGGCACGAAATCCCGATGTCGCTTACCGTTGGTGGAGAGACACTACCTCCAGAGCTGTGCGCCGTGAAGTCGGTGCGCATGAACAGCGAGAAACTAATCCTCAACCCCAACACCGGCGAGTACGACCGCCATGCGCCCGACACAATCGTCATTCAGTCCACCTACCTCAACAACTTTTGGGTGGTGGGCTCACCCGATGGAACTTACGGCTACTACGACTATCAAGCCATCGCCAACTTCGAGAACGACCGCATCAACGATCCCGACTACTACCAAGTCTATGCCCTTGGCGAGTGGGGACACATCCGCACCGGCGCTGAGTTCTTCCCCTCGTTCAACCGTGGTGTGGTGTGCGGCAAGTTCCCATTCAACCCCGAATTGCCCATTCACATCAGCATGGACTCCAACGTGCTGCCTTATGTCACCGCTACTTTCTTCCAAAAAGAGTATAAGCCCGACGATTATCAGCAAGTTACGCAGATTGACGAGTTGCCGATAGAGAGCCCGAACAACTCGGCACGCAAGGCTGCGAAAGTCATTGCCAAACGGCTGCGTGAGTACCACTACGACGGCAAGGTCTATCTGCATGGCGACGCGTCAGGCAAGGCGGCGAACACCATTGATGAGAACAACCGCTCGTTCTTTGACCTTGTGATTGACGAGCTGGAGCATGAGGGTTTCGAAGTTGAGGACTGCATCGGCAACAAGAACCCGAGCGTGGCCACCACCGGCGAGTTCATCAATGCCGTGTGGGACGGCCGTGTGCCGGGCGTGGCTATCCGCATCGACAACGACTGCACCGTGAGCATAGACGACTACCAGGCAGTGCAGAAAGACGAGAACGGAGCCATCGCCAAGAAGAAGGTGACCAACCCGGTTACCAAGCAGAAGTACGAGGCACATGGGCACGTGAGTGACTGTCTACGCTACATAGCACATGACTTGCTGCGTGCCCAGTACACCGAGTTCAGCATGGGGCGCAAGCGGTCAATCTACAGCGAGGGCGAGTTCAAGTTCTTCAACCCGGCCACGGAGTACGACTACGAGCAGACGATTGTCTATGTGCTTCCGTCGTTCGGTGGTCGCTTCGCTCTTGCGCGTCTTGCCCGCATCGGCGACCGCTGGCACCTAACCGACGTGTGCCTGCGTACTGTCAAGGGCAACGATGAGATGGCTGGGTGGATTAGGTCTGTGCACAGCGACATGTACATCGTGGAGTGCCAGCAAGCCTACTTCCCGATGGTGCGCGACCTGCGCAAGGATTTGCCGCAGGTGAACGTGCTGAGGCTCGGTACCGACCACCGCACACGTATCTCGGCGATGAGCGACTGGGTGCGCGCCCACGTTCACCTCGACCCCGAGAAGATGAGCGAGCCTGAGTATGCCGCGTTCATGGGCGACGTGCTTGACTACAACGACCAGTCACCGGCGGATCAGACGGCAGCCTCGGCGGTGCTTTCGGGGCTTGCCCGCATCATCATTCGCGGTGTATAAGCCCGACGATTATCAATGAGTTAGCAAAGGTTAAGGCGAGAAAAAACGGCGAGAAAATGAACCGCTTTTGTCAAATAATGCTTAACTTTACAGTGTAATAAACAATAAGTCAAACATTTAATTCAATTGAGATATGAAAACGAGCATCAAATTTCCGGCTGACTTCTACGAGCAACTCTACGACAAGATTATGGACTACGGCTTCGAGCCCGATAATGAGGACGACACCAGCTGCTCAATGGAGATTGAGATAGGCAAGTTCACAATCAACCTGACCGCCACTTTCGAGGTGCATGTTGTGGACAACAGCTTCGACCATGCCTTCGGAACCGAGTACATCTACGACCTTGAGGCTGGCGATCTTGAGGAAATAGAGATTGAGGGCGTTTGGTTCTACGATGAGGACGACAACGAGATTGAGGTGAGCGACCAATTCGACGAGAAGTGTTTTTGGAACCAGTTCAAGGTTTACGGCACGAAGAGCAAGGGCGTGCAAATTCACCACGGCGATGAGGTGGTGGTGAAGTCAAGTTTTCGCTATGGGTCATGGGAGAAGAGGATTTACCTCTACACCGACAAGCGCCTGGGTGTCCACGTATGCTGCCGCCGTCTCGGCAAGTATCCGTGCAAAAGTAATTACCAGTGCATTCTCCCTGCCACCACCGCAGCTTTGTCAATCGTCGGCAAGAGCAATTATTACCTAAGCCATCAAGTGTGATTGCGAGAGTGATTTTTCTCAACGAGACGAAATTTTCGCTATATTGCTATAAATCAACCTTTTTTGCAAATTAAAACATTTTGACAGAGCAAAAAACGCCGTGGGCCGGTTTCCAAGAATTTGAGGTTTCGGGAAACCGGCTCTTTTTGTAGGTAACTTTGGACAACACAGTAAGATACATGGGACTGCTAAAGACATTAGGTTTTATCACCAAGAGCGCGACCCCGGTAGAGGGCGGGAAAACTGACGTCATCGACACTGCCGCAAGGCGGTTGCAGCTGATGCGTGAGATTGCCGCCACCCCCTACGTGGCCAACGCCAACTTCATCACGCTGTTCAACACGGTGCCCGAGGTGGCATGGCCGGTGAACTACATCGCCAGTCGTGCAGCAGGTGCTAAATACGTGCTCAAGAAATTTGACGATGACTCTGTGGTGTGGAACAACGAAGCCGTCAACCGCATACTTGTTAAGCCTAATTCTTTTGACACTTGGTATCGCACGTTATGGAAGCATTTCGCCTACAAGCTCGTCACGGGCAACTCATTCATCAAGGCAGCCATGAGCGACGCTTTCAGCGGCACTAAGACGCTCTACAAGTGGTGTGACCGGTACGTCACGCTGGAAGAGCCGTATGTAACCATCGAGTACAAGCGGCAGATGGGCGACATCTACGGTGTGAGCGATGTCGAGGACGTGGTGCAGTGCTATTACCACGACTACGGCCAGTTCGTTCACCGTCCTATCGCTCCTCAGTGCGTGTTCCACGATGTGGACGACACCTTCGGGTTCTACAACGGAGACCCGCTGCGTGCCAAGAGCCGCCTCACTGCTGTGCTGAAGGCAATCAGCAACCTCATCGCCGTGTACGAGGCGCGTAACGTCATCTACGTCAAGCGAGGCGGTCTCGGATGGCTTGTGAGCGAGATGGCCGACGACATGGGAAGCCGTGCGTTGACATCGACAGAGAAGAAGCAAATCCTCGAAGAGGCAGACAAGATGTACGGCTTCGGAGAAGGAAAGTACCCCTACGGCATCAGCGACGTGAAGCTGTCGTTCGTACGGACCAACTTGTCGATTACCGACCTCCAGCCTTTCGATGAGACCCTTGCCGATGCTGTTGTCATTGCCGGTATCTACGGCATTCCGCCAGTGTTGATACCGCGGAAGGACCAAAGCACCTACTCCAACCAGGCCAATGCCGAGAAGGCCGTCTATTCGTCGGTTATCATTCCCTTGGTTCAGCGGTTTTGCCAGGAATTTACGCACTTCCTCGGGCTTGACCAAGACGGGCTGTACCTCGACGCTGACTTCAGCGGTGTGGACTGCCTGCAAGCAGGGAAGAAGGAAGAGCAGGAAGTGCACCGCTCGATTGCAGACCGCTGCAAGATGGAGTTTGAGAGCGGTGTCATCACGCTCAACGACTGGAGGGCGCAACAAGGATATCAACGGGTGGAGGACACGCTTTACGATAAGCTCGTGAGCGAAATGACGCCCGAAGAGATACAGAGATTGAAACAATTTATTAACCCCAAAACAGAAGAAGATGAAGGAGATGTATCAGCGCCTGCTCTACAAGACGAAGGCGAATGATTTGGACGAGGCGAAAGGAATCGTCACGGTAGCCGTTAATGGCATCGGCATTGTTGACTCTCAGAACGACATCTCAATGCCGGGCTCGTTCAACAAGACGCTCAAGGAAAATATTGGGCGCATGAAGTGGTTCCTCAACCATGACACCACGCAGCTGCTTGGCGTACCGCTTGAGGGCGAGGAGCGCGACGGCAACCTCGTTATGACGGGGAAGCTCAACCTCGCAAAGCAGATTGGCCGCGATACGCTGGAGGATTACAAGCTCTATGCCTCTGCCGGGCGCACGTTGGAGCACTCCATCGGCGTGCAGGCCATCAAGCGAGACCCCGAGGACAAGCGCAAGGTGCTTGAATGGAAAATGTGGGAGTACTCCACGCTCACCTCGTGGGGCAGCAACCCTCAAACATTCCTTGTAGGCATCAAGAACGACAACCCGAGCGATGTGAGGGCAAACATTGAGTTCATCAGGAACGCGCTCAAGATGCGCTATTCTGACGAGCGACTAAAACAATACGAGATGAGACTTGACATGCTTAACAAAGCGCTTGAGGGCGCAGTAGTAGTGACTTGCCCCTATTGCGGGGAGGAATTTGTTTGGGACGAAGCCGAACGGCACACCTTCGACCAGCAAGTGCTGGACGCTGCCGGCAGTTACCTCAGTTGGCTTGCCGATGGTATCGTCCGCGATGAGATGAACAAGCTGAAGCCCGAAATCCGCGCTGCCGTGCTTGCCATTCTCTCACCGGTATTGAGCAAGTGTGACGGCAAGATTGATGCAAAACTTGTGCAGAAGTCGCTGACCGACCTCACCGAGTATGCCTATTGTCCGCACTGCTATGCGAGAGTATATAGTTCGAGTATCACGCTTGGGCAGGAAACTCCTGCTGCCGAGAAGACCGAGGACGAGCCGTCAGATGACACTCGTGACGAGGACGAGGAGCAGGAGAAGAAAGCCGCCGCCGGCACTTTCTTCGGAAGCCTCAACGCTGCTATCGAGAAACATTAACCAATAAAATTTTAATTTTATGGCCTTTAAGAAAGTAACCAAATCGGACTTCGGCTACAACCTTGACAATATCAAGGATGCCGAGCAGAAGAGCTTCATGGAGAATATTCTTGGTGCGATGTGCGAAGTTGTCAACAAGGCAATGGAAGGCGCCATCACCACCGAGGACATGAAAGCTCAGTTTGAGAGTATCAACGAGCGGCTGAAGGGCTACGATGCCGAGAAGTTCGCTCAAGTAGTTAAGGACAACGAGGAACTGCGCGAGGTGCTGAAAAAGGCGATGGACACCATTGCTAAGGCTAACGAGGCCGGTCCTGCTGCTGTCAACAGCCTCGGCAAGTTCGAGGAGAAGATGATGGCGATGTACGACAGTGAGAAGTTCAAGAGCTTCATGGAGGGTCACACTCGCAAGTCTGGCACCTTTGACGGGTTCAGCCTCAAGGACCTCAACACCGTGTCGATGACCAACGACTACACCGGCAACATTCTCATCACCCAGCAGCAGAACGTCATTGCCAGCAAGTACGCTCCGAAGCGTCTGCACATGCGCGACGTGCTGACTTCGCTGGCCGGTGACCCTGCTTTCCCCAACCTCGCCTACACCGAGATTGAGAGCATGGACCGCAATGCACGCTATGCCACTGAGAATGGCCGCCTGAGCGAGTCGCACATCAGCGTGAAAGAGAACCAGGCAATGGTTAAGCGCCTCGGTACTTACCTGCCTATCAGCAAGCGCATGCTCAAGAGCCGTGCTTACATTCAGTCGTACATCGTCGCCATGCTGCCCGAGGCTGTGTACTCGGCAGAGGACTGGAACATCCTGTTCGGTGACGGCAACGGCGAGAACCTTGAGGGTATCACCAAGAAGAATGGCTGCAAGAGTGTTGAGAGCATCATCACCACCGCCATCGTGACTGGTGCAGCCGGTTCTGTGAAGAGCGTGACCGCTTATAACAGTGCAGGCGGTGTCATCATCGAGTTCACAAATCCACAGCCCGACATCCTCGACGGCATGAAGATTACGTTTGCCAACGCTTCGTCCGGCAATGCCTCTGTTCTCAACAAGACGCATGACGTAATCAAGATGAACGACCGTCAGATCCTGCTGCCCGACGTGAAACTCGCAGGAGCGGAAAGCGCTGTGGCCAGCATGACGTTCACTGTCAACAACGGCGGCTTCAAGAGCATCGAAGCCCCCAACAGCTCCGACGCCATCAAGACCGCTTTCGCTGTGATGAGCTATGCTCAGTATTACCCAACCGCCATCGTGCTGAACCCCATCACGGTCAACATGATTGAGAGTGAGAAGGACACTCTCGGTCGCAACCTGGGTCTGATTGAGAACATGGGTGGTGTGAAATACATTGCCGGACGTCCTATCATCGAGTACGACGGCATCCCTGCCAACAAGTACCTGCTCGGTGACTTCCGTGCTGTTGCTGCCGCTCTTGTGGACTACACCAACCTCACCCTTGAGTGGGCCGAGGATGTTGAGACCAAGCTCACCAACCAAGTGGTGCTCATCGCTCAGGAAGAGATTATCTTCCCTGTTTACAATCCTTGGGCATTTGCTTACGGCGACCTTTCTGCACTCAAGACTGCTGTCACCAAAGCTTGATGAGCCATGAATGAGAAGTATATCGTTGAAGGACCTGCTTTGGCGAAACTGCTTCGCGAAAATCGTATCCGTATAGCGAGGGGTGAACTCACCTTTACACCCCTCGTTGACGGGGACGAGAAGGGAACGGAGCTTGACTACAAGGACAACAAGGGCATTCCCCCTGTTGAAACCAAGACCCCGAAGAAGTCCAAAAAGTAAAGGCCCATGAACCTCATAGATTGCTCATATTTCTACGTTGGGCCGTTGCAAGTGATGAACGCGCGACAGGTCGACGACCTCGACAACAATGCTGCCGAGGTGCAGGAGTGCATTACTGCCTACATCGAGCGGTATCAGTCCGATTTCCTGCTGAAGATGACCGGCAAGGACTTGGCAGCCGAAGTGACTGCCTACCTCGCAGCCCGAGGTGAGGACGAGGACTACACCGACGAGGCGATGGAGACGTTGTGCCAGCAGCTGCGCCCCTCGTTCGCGCACTATGTATATTTCAAACTTGTTGGAGACGTCAACCAAACCATGACCATTACCGGATTGATGAAGTTGAAGTCTGCCAACGAGAACCAGCCGCCACGCCAGCGCATGGTCAAGGTGTGGAATGACATGGTGGAGTTGAACAAGCAGTTCGTTGCATGGGCGGAAATGAGCGACTATGATGTTTATTACGACGTCGAAATGATAACTCCCATTAACCAGTTTAACCTTTGATGGATCAGATAGAGGATATATTCAGAAGCATTGTCGAGGCCGTCGGCAAGTCGGTCACCATCACAAAGACCCGTTCCGACGGGGCGACTGATGTGGTGGACGGAGTGTCGATCAACTACATATACGGGTCGGCGCAGTACGTCAAGGACGTCCTTGACGTGCGAGGAAAGGGCAAGCAGGGGATGCCCGTGAAGCTGCCCTTGATAGCCTTGCAGACGCCCAATGTGGTCACTATCGACAGCGCCGACTACCAGTACAAGACGAAGATAAACCTCGTTATCGCGTGTTCATCGAGGAAAGACTGGAGTAATGAGAAGCGTATGGAGACCTCTTTCAAGCGCGTATTGTTGCCCATCTACGAGAAATTGATAGATGTATTGTTGTCCGACCCCCGTTTTGATTGGGGGTATGGTGGGCTTGATTTTGTCCCGCATACGATGAGCAAGAACTTCGACTACGGCCGTTACGGGGCGTTGACACCGAGCGGTCAGGAAGTGAGCGAGCCGATTGACGCTATCGACATTCGCTCCCTTGAAATCAAAGTTAATAACCAATCATGCTTAAGATAAACTATGGCAAGAATTAGAACTTGTGCCAGCAACAGCTTTGCGACTGGCAAGTCGATATGCGAAATCGACTACGACAAAATCAAGTACCTTGTGCTCACCAAGCACGGGGTGAAACTGGACTATGACACACTTGACAGCCTGCGTGCGCAGTGCCATGCCGACCTGCCTAACCGCGCCTACGGCTTCCCTCAAATCGTGAACTGGGAGCCCAACGGCGGCGAGGTGCAGACCTCGCAGGTGGGTTACGGGCCCAACGTGTACAATGGCGTGAGCGCACGCACCGACGCGTTCACTATCGACAAGTACCGTCACTACCTGCGTGCCGAGATACTCAAGAACGTCGACGAGGAATTTGACATGTACCTCATCGACGCCAAGAACAACCTTTACGGCCTCAACGACGGCACCGACACCCTTGCGGGCGTACCTGTGACCATCTATCCGAGCGGCAACGACCACCCGGGCGCAAGCGACAAGGCTTCGCTTGCCGTGAATGTGGCCTATGTAGACGTCGAGGATTACATGATTAATCTTGATGTTGCTCCCCTGGGCTTCAACGCCCGCACCGCTGTTTACGGGCTGATGCCCGTGACGCTGGAGAAAGTAGGCAGCAGCGGCAACAACTACAAGATTGTCGAGTACTACGGCAAGGGCGATGCCACGGCCAAGTACGGGGAGCTCATTGCAAGCAACGTTGCGGAAGTCATCACCGGTGCCACCGCCGCCACCTATGATGCAGCAGGCAACCAACTCACGTTAACGCTCGGCTCGGGTTCTTCCACTCCTGCACTGAAGTCAGCTTCAGCGCTTGAGAAGAAGGGCATCTACGGCATTGAGCCCTACAAAGCATCATGAAGTACGAAGGTGTGACATTTGTCACGGAAGCAGTCAAAGCGATGTCGAAGGAGGTGTTCATCAAACTCCATATTGACAACTTCTGGCTCGACCGTGACAAAGAGACGCGCAAAAAGATGTTGGCGGACGTCTACGAGCGCATCAACGGAAAAGAAAAGAAAGCCTAATTCCCCCTTTATCGCGACAGGGTGTGCGCCGCCAAGTGTGACGTGCACCCTTTTTCCAAACAGACTATGAACATCAAGGAAATGCGTGAGAAGATAGGCCGTGCGAAAGCTCAAATTCGTGGAGAGATAGCGCGGTGCATGGATACCAACAAGCACGAGATGGTGGTGTCGGTGCGCGAGCAGTTGTATTCCGGCATAGACGGGAACGACGCCACACTCTCGCCATCCTACAGACAGGACCCCTACTTCGACAACAAGCGGGCCGGGTTTTTTGACGAGGAAGCCGACCACTGGGTGTCGTGTTTCATGCACCCCGAGAGGTATATTGCCTGGAAGCAGCGCATCACCCCTCCCAAGGAAAGCTCCATTTTGGGGCTTCCGGCGCGGTCAAGCGACACACCCAACCTTTTCATCGTGGGCACGTTCCACAACTCAATCGATGCACGGGCGACTGCCGGCGGAGTGGAGCTGTTCTCCTTCGGGTGGGACAGCGGTCCGGCAGTGGAGAGAAAGTACGGCTCGCAGATATTCGGGCTGGGCACCATGGCAGTGGGTCGCTTCAACGTCAAGTTTCTGTGGCCGTGGCTGCACAAATGGTACGACAGCCTATGAGTTGCAGGTGTGTGCAGGAGCAGTGGCAGCGCGACCGCGACAAGCAGCGTGCGTTGGCCAAGAAGACAGCCGTTATGCTCGGGCGGCCGCAAGTCTTATACAAGTCCCAGGATGGCAAATACCGCTTTGTCACCGACGGGGAGAAATACAGCGGTACAATTGAGGAGATAATAACACAATATTGACAACATGGCGAAAGAGACGTTAATCACCGACCTGGTTGCGCAGGACGCGCTCGACCAGCTGGACAAGTTAGACACCGCGATAGAAGGCACGCTTGGCAAGTTCCAGGACTGTGCCCGTGAGCTTGCGAGAGGGCTGAAGGTAAACGTTGAGGTCAACGGCGATCTCGACCGTCTGAAGGATTTGTCCAACACGCAGATGCAGCAGGCAGCCCAAGCCACGCAGCAGCTTACCGCGCAGTTGCAGCAACAGCAGCAAGTAGTGAGCCGCACCACGGCTGCCATTGCAGAGCAGTTGCAGAAGCAGGCACAAGCCAACGAGGCGACGCGCCAATCCATTAGTGTGAACCGCGAGGCAATGGCCATTACCGACAAGGTGCTCGGTTCACTTCAAGAGAACATTCACCTGCAAGCGCAGTACAAGGTGCAGATCTCCCAAGTGAACAAGGAGATGAGCGACTTGAAGAAGCAGTTCGACAACGGAGGGCTCACACAGCAGCAGTATGCCAACAAGCTCGCCCAAGTTACTGCAAGAAAGACCGAGCTCACTGTTGCCTCGCAGAAACTGCAAAGCATCATCAATGCAGACCAAAAGATAATGATGAGCGCCGAGGGCAGCTACGACAACATGTCACAGTCCCTGGTACGACTGAAGCAGGCCATGAGGAGCGATGACGCAACGACCCTCAGCGCTGAGCAGATGCAGTTGCTCATCCAGTCCGAGCAGCAGCTGAGCAACGAGCTGAAGCACCAAGACGAGCTCATGGGAGAGCACCAGCGCAACGTCGGAGATTATTCCATCGCCTTGCAAAACGGGGTTGCCTCAACGGACGACCTCAACAGGGTGCTGGGTGTCAATGCCGCCACCATAGAGGGCTGCATCGAGCAGAACAAGGCATTGGAGGAGGCAAAAACCAAACTCGACACGCAGGACTCTAATTATACGCAGACACTTGAACGCATCAACGAAAAGATAGCCGAGAACAAGCAGCGCATTTCCGACGTGAGCGACATCCTCGGAGTGCAGGCCCACTCGGTCGAAGAAGCAGAACAACAGAACAGACGTCTTGCCGAGGCGCTGAAACTTATCGACGACAGAAGTGCAGGTGCATCGGAAAAGATACGTGCCTACAATGCGCAGATCCAGGCAAACAAGAACTACATACAGCAGAATGCAAGCAGTCTTCGTGACAATACGAAGGAGAGCAATGCCTTGTTTCAGCAAATCGCTGGTCTCGTTGGCATAAACACCAATTTCGGTGCCTCGTTGCGAGGCCTTTCCGCGAATGCTGCCAAGGGCGGTTCCCTGCTCACTGGCATGGGCAACAGCCTCAAGGCATTCGGCAGCACCCTTTTGGGCTTGCTCAAGAACCCCTACGTCCTTGCCGTGGCAGGTGTGGGCATGGGCTTCAAGTGGTTCTACGACTACAATAAGGGGCTCTTGGAGGCTACCCGGCTGACCAAATACTTTTCCGGACTGACTGGAGATGCAATGAAATCTGTGCGCGACAACGTGCAGGCAGTTGCAGACACATTCGGGCAGGACTTCACCTCAACGCTGAAGGCAGCCAACTCCATCTCTGCAAATATGGGCGTGAGCATTAACGAAGCCGTTGATTTGATTTCAAAAGGTTTCGCTGCCGGAGGTGTGAACAGCCAGCAGTTCCTCTCCAACCTCGAAAGGTTCGCGCCCACCTTTGACAAGATGGGCATGAGTGCCGAGGAAATGGTGGCAGCTTTGTCTCAGATAGACAAGGCAGGTGTCAACTCGCAGAGGGCCTTGATGGCTATGAACAAAGCCTCGTTGCAGCTGCGTACGATGAGCAAAGGCACTTCGGAAGCACTCAAGGGCATTGGCATCGATGCCTCCGAGATGAGCAGGCAGGTGCAGAATGGAGAGAAGAGCGTTAAGGAAGCGTTGAGCGAAATCGCCGAAAAGCTGAAAGGCATGGGGGCGAACTCAAAGGAAGCCGCCGCTGTCATGAAAGAGCTGTTTGGTGCCCGTGGAGAGTCCGCTATCGGTGAGGGCTTCTTGACATTTCTTGCCAACGGCAACAAGGGACTTGAAGAGCTGCTTGGCAAGCAGGACAGCCTGCAACGTTTGAAAGTCAAGGAAGTCGAGGTCAACAAGCAGCTCAACGACGTGCTTGCTTCGATGTTCGACATGACGGGTGGAGGTTTTGAGAGCATCACCGCAAAGGCAAAGATATGGATTAAGGAGGGGCTTATAGTTGCAATCAAGTGGGTGGTTGACCTCATCAACTACTTCATAGAATGGTACAACGAGAGCATGATTGTACGTGCAGGCGTACAGGGTATTTATAACGCCATACGCACAACCTATGCCTTGCAGAAAGTAGTCTTCAACGTTGTCATTGACGCCATCAAGGCTGTAGGAAGGGGACTTCATGCGCTTGGAGACATCGTTGAAGGAGTGTTCACCTTGAATTTTAACAAGATTAGCAGTGGCTTCAGCCAGCTCATGGGCAACTTCAAGGTCACATGGACTGAGGTTGCCAGCGATGCTAAAGCATTCGGCAAAGAAATCGGCAACAACTTCGTGTCGAGTATTAACGCAGTTGTACGTCCTAAGAAGGTGGCATTGATTAATTACAACGCTGTCGGAAGTTCTGACGTAGGAAACGGAGGTTCAGGCCGTAGCACTGGTGGAGGCAATGGAGATGGTGGCTCAAGTTCAGGCTCCAGCAGCAAGGGTGTAAAGAGCAGTTCCAAGAGCAAGACCGAAGCAAGCAAGGAGGCGCAGGAAGAGTTGAAGATTATCGAGCAGCTCGAGGAGATGAAGGTCAACGCTATGCAGGACGGCATTGCAAAGACCCTCGCCCTCATCCGCCTGGAGTACAAGAAAAAGCTCGATGCCATCAAGGGGCACAGCGCCAAAGAGGAACAGCTGCGTGTCGCCCTTGCGCAAGAGTGCTCCGTAAAGGTCGCCCAGGCGCAGGAGGCCTACGATGCCAACCGCGCAGAGATAGACTTGAAGAACCGCCTCGCAGCCGTCGAGGAAGGCAGTGAGGAGGAATACCACCTCAAGATGGTTGAGCTTGACAGACAGTATGCCCTGGAGGTGAAAGAAGCTGAAAAGACCGGTGCCGACGTGCAGATTATCTTCGACAAGTATAACAAGCAAATACTCCAACTGAACCAGGACTACGCCAAGAAGAAGATGGACAAGATTGCCGGAGCTTCCGCCCTGGAGCAGGCACAGCAGGATGCCGCCCTGCAAAACCGCCTTGCCGCGCTCAAGGGGCAGGAAGCAGAGGAGCTGAAGGCTGTCGGCAGCAACGAGGCAGCTATACAGGCCGTCAAGGACAAATATGCCAACCTCGCAGCAGAAGCGCAGGAAAAATATGCCATCGAGACCGCCAAGAGGCAGATGGATGCCTATAAGAAGCAAATCGATGCTTTCCGCGGTGAAGGCGCCTTCGACCTATACTTTGCCGACGACCTTGGCGACGTAGAGGGCAATGCCGACCTGCTGGAGAAGATGGGCATGGAGCACGACCAAGCCATTCAGCTCGCGCAGGATATGGCGAAGAAGCAAGCAGAGATTGCCAATGCCGAGAAAGATGCAGAAATCGCAGCAATCGATCGCGTCAACGAGAAAGACAAGAAAGCTCGTGAAGCGAGGGTAAAGAATGCAGAGGATTGGTTGCAGAAGACTGGAGAGGCAATTGAAAAAATAGGAGGGCTTGTAAGTTCCATCTACGACAGTCAGATTTCAAAGATTGAGGAGCTTCTCGATGCCGAGCAAGACCAATACGACAAGGAGGTGGAGCACATCGAGTACCTTGCCGACCGTGGGGCAATCACCACCGAGGAGGCAGAGATACGCAAGCGCGAGGCTGCTGCTGCAACGGCTGCAAAGCAGGAACAGCTTGAGAAACGCAAGGCGCAGATAGAGTACAAGAAAGCATTGATGGAGAAAGCCAACAACATCGCACAAATCGGTATTGCAACCGCTCTCGGTATCATGCAGGCTCTCGCAATGTGGCCGCCAAACGTACCTTTGTCCATTTTTATTGGTGCCATGGGTGCGATACAGACGGCAACAGCACTCGCACAGCCTATCAAGGCGTATGCAGAGGGAACGAAGAAACCGCACCCCGGCGGTCTTGCCCTCGTCGGCGACGGCGACAAGGCAGAGGTCGTCCTCTACAACGGCAAGGCTTGGGTGACCCCTGACTCCCCAACGCTCGTTGACCTGCCGAGAGGTGCAGAGGTGTACCCCGATGCCGACAAGGTGCAGTTCATGGGAGCCGTGGGCGACATTCCTCGCGACCGCGTGACGGGACAGCCGATCATCATCAACGACTACTCGGCATTGGAGAGCCGTGTTGCAACGAACACAAAGGCTTTAAGTCGAGAGTTACGTCAATTCAGCGACCGGATGGCTCGTGAGATGAAACGCCAAAAGTTTAACGCTTATCTTGCACAACGGATATGATAGAGCGACTTGACCAACTGACGCTTGCAGACCTCATCGAAGTGTCGTGCGGGAACATGGAGTGCCTGCTCCAAGGCGGCAAGCCAAAGGATGACAAGGAGGTCGCCAGGCTTGCCAACCGCTTGTTCGAGGATTATCTCGCAATCGCCTCGCCCAAGCAGGCGAAGATGAACCTTGCCGAGTCCGAGGAGCTTGTGAAGCTACGCATGAAGGAGAAGTGCTTGCGTATCTGCATAGCCTTGTGCGGCCAGAACCGCCATGACATGGCAAAGGTGGTGCTCATCGACCTCGACGTGGACGATGACCTGCTTACATCCAACGAGAAGATTTCTCTGCGGTGCAGAGCCATGCTCGACGAGGTGCAGTATGAAATCAAACGGATTGATGAGCTCTCGCAGGAGAAAGGCAACAAGAAACTCTCCGTCGATGCGATACGCAAGTCGTGGTACAGCGAAATATCCTATGTCATGTCGACGTTGAAGATGAGCATCGACCCTGCGACCGCCAACGCAGCTATCTATGCCAACCTTGTGCGCCAGGCCGGTGAGCGCAGCAAGGCGCTGTCCAAGATGCCGATCATGGCCGGGATGCTGTTCTGATTATTTTCTCGTTTCTCAATATTGTGTCTCAGAGGGGCGCGGGTTTTTATCTGCGTCCCTCTTTTTTGCACAATTTTAGGTTGATGTGTACGAAATGTGCACATGGCGCAGATAACTTTGCACCGCACAACATAAGAAACACACAATCTAAATCATGAACAAAACACAACGTGAATTGCGCAGATTGCGCGGCGATATGCGAGCAGCGCAACGGGACATCGACCACATCAAGGCGATGCTTGAGAGAGAAAGGAGAATTGACCTGCTTATCGGGCAGATGAAACGCAGCGCCCGGCAAATGCTACTCTTGAGCCGTGGACTTTGACAGAGCAATCGTGGAGGCCTACTATGCGCTCTTGGCGATAGCCAGGAAGCAGTACTACCACGACGGGAGGGCACACGACCTCGCTGCCGACACAGTGATGAGAGCCCTTGAGGCCCGCGACCGGTACGATGGCCGACCCCTGCTTGCGTGGTGCCGTGCAATCATGCGCAATCTTTTCTTGAACGAAAGGCAAAGGCTCAGCACCACCTGCACGCAGCCACTTGGTGAATGGAATGAGCCCGGAGGTGTCGAGGCCGACCAGCGTGCTATCGTAGGTGACATCCTCACAGCAGTGGGTGACATGGAACGTCGCTCGGTGGCTGTAGGCACCCTCATGGACTTTGCAAGGGGGTATTCGCAGCAGGAGATAGCGACCGCGAGAAGCGTGCCCCTTGGCACGGTCAAGCGACGCATTCACGACGCGCGGAAGATGCTTGCGAAGTCGGTCTACTCCTTACGTTAAAAAGAGTTGGAAGGCTGCATTTAGAAGTTCATAAATTTGCGTTATTCGTTATTATACGCTATCTTTATGGTACAATAATAAACTATAAGTCAAACATTTAATTCATTTCTGCTATGATTACAAGCAATGTAAATTTCCGCATGAGAGTGATGTTCTTCGCTCACCACATTTTCAAGACCACCGCCACCACATCATGGAGCTCAGCCCTCAAGAAAGCGTGGCAGCTTTACCGCCTTGCCAAGATGATGCGACACGGGGTGGTCAAGTTCTACTTTGAGAAAGTTGATGGCAGTGCCCGAGTTGCCTACGGCACCCTCTGCAATCTGCCTGCCGGCATCACTTCCCGAAAGGGCTGCAAAAAAGCGCCCAACTTCGGCACCATGTGCTACTGGGACACCAAGAAGCAAGCCTTCCGTTCATTCCGAGTTGAGAACTTCATTGCAATGGCCGTATGAAAAAAGGAGCGATGATTTTAAAGACTGACGGCAGCGTGCAAAAGGTGCAACCTGCCAACGGCAGCGACTTCACGCTTGAAGAGCTGCAAGGGTTTGTAGAAGGGCTGATAGAAATCATCGACATCGGCTCAGACATGATAATGGTAGTCAACGAGGAGGGCAAAGGCGTGCTTGAGCCAAACAGCATGGCGACCGTCATCGCCAAGGCAAGATCTGCAATCTTACCTCACGACTACATAGCAGGCAATGCACTTATGTGCCCGAGCGACATGGTGCAGTGACACACTCGCGAGCGATAATTTTGATAAACATTGTATCGTTTAGCTATCAACGAGTTACCGCTGTTTCGGAGATTTTCTTAGAAGTCAAAAATTTGGCAAATTGAGAAGTCGATTGGAATGGCGGTTAACTTAGCGTTATGCTAACGAAGTATATACTTACCATAGGTTCCACCGAGCACGTCGTTCCCGATGAGTGCTTGAAGAACTGGGACGAGATAGCCTTCTCGCTCAAGCGTACCGACTACTCGGGCGTGATGCGGTCTTTCTCGACGGAGTTCGTCTTTGTTGGCAAAATCAAGGACTTGCTGTGGGAGCTGTATCTTGCAGACGGCTTCAAGGCTTCGGCAAGCGTTGCAGTGTATACGATCACCAATACGCATGAATGGGAAAAGCAGTACGAGTCGGCACTTGACTTCTCCACGGTGGAAATTGAGGACGACGCATTGACCATCAACGCGCTCGACAATGCCCTGGCATCGTTGCTCAAGAGCAAGAAGTCGCAGAAATACGAGTACCCTGTGAGCGAATTCTCCGCCACCAGGGTCAACGTGACGCGCATGGAGATAAAGAGCTTCGCCAAATGGTCGTTGCCGGTTGTCAACACGTCGTACGAGCCTGGAGGCACCTACATGACCGCATTGCTGAGCGATGACAGCTCACAAATCATCAGCAAGGAGTACATCGAGCCGTGTGACGAGATATGGAATTATGAGGGCAGCGACAACCGCTTCTTCGCCACGGTGCAAAAGAGCGGGCTCGATGCCGCGATCAAGCTCACGGGTGTCGTGCGATGCTTTATGTGCCCTTACACCAAGACCTCGGGAGCAAGCCCCGGAGCCTCCACAGCGGTGAGCACGCTGTCGGTGACTAAGCTCATCGAGGCCGACGACGGCGGCAACTTGGAGCGGCAGGTGGCGAACCTGCTCACCGACGACCTCTATCACAAGGTCATCCACGGCAACACCGTCAATGTGTTGGTCAACTCCATCTTGGAGAACGTGTATCCCTCGCTCAGCGAGTTGCAGAAAGCCGCTATGACACGTTTCGGCGGAAACGGCTATATCAGCAACGACTACAACGGCATCTTCGGCGTTGTCGGCACTAACGACAATTTCGGGGATTACTCGTATTGGCAGGGAAACACCGTATATGAGTTCCAAGACGGGCGCTGGATAGACAAGGGCGCGCCAGAGGGCTACTACCAAGACCGCAACATCGGCGACGGCACTGGAGGATACACCGGCACTGCCACGATACCTTTGCCTGCGGGCAACACCGGCGCTGTGCTCTGCCTCAAGCTGACGGGCGGCAGGCTGTATATGCAGTACGCGTCGATGACGCTCAACTGGAGCGACCCTATACGCAGCACCTTGTCATGCCGCGGCATCTCGCCGCTGGAATACATCACCAAGATTGTGCGGAGCATTACGGGCACCGACACCAAGATCACCATTGCCGACGACGATGCCGGGCTGCTCGCCAATACCATGCTGTTGGCCGGCGAGGATTTGCGCAACATAACCGGCGCGAAGATTTACGGCACGTTCGGCAATTTCTGCGACTGGATTGGAGCCGTGTTCGGGTACACTTACCGCGTTGACGGGTCTGAGTTGAAATTCCTGCACCGCTCCGCCGCTTTCGTCGACCGCGTGGCAAAGACTGTCGAGAATGTGAGCGACGTGAAATACAGCGTTGTCGACGACCTCATCTATTCAACCGTTGAGGCAGGGTATTCCAAGAAGGAGTACGGCGAGATTGACGGCCGACTGGAGAAGAACTTCACCAACTACTACTCGACCGGCTACTCGCTTACCGACAAGAAGCTTTCGCTTATCAGTAAGTTCAGAGCGGACGCTTACGGCATCGAGTTCACTGCCCGCAAGAGCGAGAGCGAGACAACCGACGACAAGGCCGACGAGGATGTATTCTTCATCAACTACGCATACGACACGTCAACGGGGCTGAACACCTACCAGCCGAGCAACAATGACGCCTTCAACCCGAGTGTGTGCGCAAGCAACAATAAGGGCTTCATCGCCGCGCTGGGCAACGGCTCGGCCGTGACGCTGACGATGACCAGCAGCGACGGCAACAACGACCTGACCGACATTGTCATCGCTGCGGGCGACAACCTTTTCACCGCAGGAGAGCTGGACTTCAAGACCGACGACATGCAACTGCCTGACGACCTCAACGCGCTTGTACAGCTTGATTACAACGGATACAGGTACAAGGGCTTCATCAAGGAGGCGCAGTGCAGGTTCGGCCGTCTTAACGGGGTAGACTACAAATTAATCGTTAAAGATATAACCGCGCTATGAAGATAAGCCCATTTACACCGTTGCATTTCCCCGACGCCAACCAGTCGGACGGGTTGCCTTCGCGCTACACGCAGGTGTGGGCGACGTCCGACCACATCATGATACAGGTGATGGCGGACAAGGGCGAGGATGCCCCGGCCGCGACCATCAACGACGCGCACACCGGCGCATCGCTGTGGACGATCGTGTTCATGCAGTGGGACATGAACAAAGACAAGACGGTGTACTTCACCGTGCTCAAGGGCATGACGCCGGGGCACTACACCGTCACCATCGGCGGCAGCACCAGCGACGAGTTCCGCATCACCGACGATGCCATCGCCCTGGGCAGGACAACGCTCATTCAGTACCGCTTCAACGACAACAGGCAGCGCGATGACGTGGTGTCCATCATCGACCACATGGTGTACTTCTTCGATTTCCGCGTGCCGGGCGGCTTCAAGGACAGCGGCTGGGCTTTCGGCGTGAGCAACGAGCAATTCTCCACGCAGCGCAACGACTTGGTAGAGCTTTACGCCAGCGACTACCTCACCAAGACCTTCACCTTGGGCAGCTCGTTCGGTGTGCCGGTGTGGTACGGAGAGATGCTCAACCGATTGCTCACTTGCTCGTATGTGTACTTCAACGGCGAGCGCTATGTGCGCAACGACACCGAGGTGCCCTCCATCAACGTGCTCGTCGACGGGCTCGACAGCTTCGTGTTCACGCAAGTGCTGCGAAAGGCACAGGTCATCGACCCCACCATCGAGGCCTTGAACCAGGCTGTGATGCGTCGCATTTACGACGATGACACTAAGAAAATCTATCGTAATGCCGACATCAGCACAACAGAGAATATTAACCGCGAAATTTAGTGAATTGATATGACAGAACAGGAATTACAATCAGTCATCAACGTGGTGCTCTCGTCGATCAAGACAAACAGCCGGAGCATCGGGCAGTTGACGGCGGTGCAGTCGCTCTCCGACAGCGATTACTTCGAGGTGGATGGAGGCAGGAAAGTGGCCTATTCGGCGCTGCGAGACCTCATCTCCGCCTACGACATGGACAAGTTCCAGGAAACGCTGAAGTCGGTCGATGATGCCATCTACAAGTTGCAGACGGCACTTAACACGCTCGTCACCGGTGATGCCAGCGACGCCATCGACAACTTCCACGAAGTGATAACCTTCCTCGACGGCATTAAGGACAACGAGAAGCTGAGCGCCAAGCTGGTCGCTCTGCAAGAAGCAATCGACAAGAAGCAAGACCCTGCCACCACACTGGCAGGCTACGGCATCACCGACGCCTACACCAAAACCGAGACCGACAGCAAGCTGAGCGCGCTGCAGGATGCCATCAGCGCAAAGGTGGGAGCAATCAAGGCCGGCGACGGCGTGACCGTGGACGGCACGACGATAAGCGCAAAGTGCATCTTCCATGGCACCACAGGCACCTCGGTGCCAGGCACGCTTGCCAGCGGGGCGTACTTCTTCAACACCTCAACGGGGAAACTCTACACTGCCGACTCGGCAGGCACGGTTGCAGAGGTGAGTTGCCCAAGCGACTTCTTGTTGTACGACACCGCAAACTCGCGGTGGATGTATTACAACGGCAGCGTGCTGGCGGCTGTAGTGACCGACGCGACAGAGAGCGACATTGACGACATACTCGACAACATCTAAAACCCATACAGCTATGACTAAGAGACTCAATCTTGACTTGCTCGTCCGCTTTGCACAGGGGCTCAAGAGCAAATTCGCTAAGCGCAGCGAGGCCGTGGCCAGCATCGCTGGCGAAAGCGGCGGAAACCGCACGGTGAACTACACCCTTGCCGACGGCACAACGAGGACGTTCAGCTACTACGGCACCAGCACCGACGACACCAGCTCGTTGAAGATATTCCACGGGCTTGTGATGCCCGACATCACCGCCCTGTCGCCGAAATACACCGGCTACGTGTTCCAAACCACCGATGAAGAGCTGTGGAAGTGGGGCACCGACCCTGTGCAGGTGAAGCCTGAGGGAGACTTCTTCTTCCTCGACACCGAGAACACAATCCTGTACCAGTGGACTGGAAGCCAGCTCGTGGCAGTGAACAACATCGCCACCAACCTCGACCTGCGTGCAGGCGACGGAATGCTCATCGAGGCGGGCACCTTCAGCAGCCTGGGCGTGATAGGCGGCACCGTATACACCGACAAGGACGCCGCGATCAATATCCCTGCCGTGGGCACATACGCCTTTAACGCGGCTACGGGCAAACTCTACACCGCCGGCATGAGGATGGTGCACAACACCGCCAGCCGCTACCTCAAGGAGATCGTGCCGCCAAAGGTATTCTTCTTCTATGACACGGCCGAGGGCAAACTGTATTTCTGGAACGGTGCGGCACTGACACAAAAGTAACGGAGCGAAATGCAAAGCACAATGCTCACACTCACGCTCACGCCCGGGCAAGGGTGCTTCTATGTGCGCGACCCCGCACAAAGGCGGCAGGCGGCCACCATCGCCGCCGGCGCTGCTGCACTGCCGCCGCTCATCAAACTGCAATGCGGCTGGCAGCGGTTCCAGAGCAATACCTGTGAGGTGCGCGGCGGGGAGCTGCGCGTGTACATCCCCGAGGCGGCAATGCTCACCGACGCCGAGGGCGTGGAGCACCGCGGCATGTGGATGCAGCTGCACGAGGGCACGCTGCTGGACAGCGACGAGTATTATAGCACTGCCTATAACATAGAAATAATCACAGACAAAGAGATAAATCAACTATTCTAACATCACAGCAAAATGACAAAATTCCTATCACTCGAGGGGCTCACAACCCTCATCGCAAAACTCAAGAGCTACTTTGCTGCAAAAAGCGAGGCAATCAAGACCATCACGGGGAGCGGCAACAAGACGCTCTCCTTCACCCGTGCCGACGGCACGACGGGCACCATCAACTACCAGGACACCACCTATGGCACGGGCAACACCTCCACCGCGGGCCTAACCAAGCTCTACACGTCGCTTGGTGGGCAGACCGACGGAGCACCTACCAACAGCCTGCTCAACGCGCAGGTGTCGGCCCTCAACACCGCCATCGGCAAGAAGGCAGACAAGGCAGCGCTGGATGCTGCCTACGGCGAAATCAACATAGACAACATCGACAGTCTTTGCACAGCTGACGACATGTTGCAGGGCAAGCCTGCATGTTACACCGTGCTCTACACGTTAACGACATCAAATGGCACAGTGACGGTTAAGGTGGGCGTGCTGTGGGTGTATAGCGACAACCTGCGACACGTTGTGATGCAAGTGCTCAACACCAACTTCGTGCCCGACGATGACGGCACGTTTAGCAGTCATACGCATAATCATGACATGCACGAGTACTCGCGTATTTACTGCTACGACAGCAATGCTGCCAGCCATGCAGGGGTGGCAGTCAAGACTTGGACGCAGTGGCAGGAAGTGGGCGGCAAGGGCATTGTCGACCTCATCACCAATGTAGCACTTGCTAAACAGAACAAGCTCACGGCAGGACAGGGCATCAAGATTGTAGACAACACCATCAGCGTGCAGGTCGACAGCAC